TCCATAATATGATCTCAAGAATGTGGAACACTTTGTCGACACATTACAATGATACATTTCAGCCGCGCAACCAGTAACTAATATTGGTTTGGTGCTTAATCCCAGCGGAGGAGCCGCAGTAGAAGAGTAGAAATTACACCTATACAATGAAAGTTTATCAATATTGCTTTCAGAGCTATTCCAACCCACGGCACTTTGGTTAGCAACAATATTCGTATACATGCTAATGAAAGATGCGTATGGTGCAATCAAGTCTGTTTTAAACGAAAAATTACATCCATGACAAATTATTCTCATAGGAGATGTGGTCTGATTTTCAGAACGAATCAATCCTGTCCGACCGCCCGCGATTTCATTCGCTCTATTATTTATAAATTCGCAATCCTTGAAAACAATTTTGCTATAAGCATATGCATTTGATTCCGTTAAATTATAATAAATCGTTTTTGTATCTTCACTCCCAGTAAATTCGAATCGGCAATTATCAAAAATTAAATCAATTGGATAATAATTAGCATCGAACTCCCCGGCCCCAATAAAATAAGCGCCACTTTCTGCTATGAATGTGATATTCCTAAATGTGCCCTTGGTAAATTTGAAAGAATCTGTTCCAGAGAAATCTGATAGAAAAGTAACAGAATCTTTCGATTCCCCAATTAGCTCTATATAAGAATTACATTCTACTTTCCCAGTAAATGTGTATTCCCCATCTAATATATGAATGGATGAACCTTCAGTTGCTGAAGCAAAAGAAATAGCATCATTCAGCACATCTTGGGCTCTGCTGGTATCAACCTGATATCCCGGGTCTGCCTGGTCTACATGTGGGGACAAAACCAAGGTTGAACACTTTGTATCGACATTTGGACGAGTTTGATTATATAAAATATTTAATATATCTTCTAATGAAGTATTATCGTAACGAATTGCAGATGCCCAATGTTCAAATTGTCTTCCAGGATACGTTGGCGTATATTTATTCGCATTGGTATGATCATTAAATTTATGCACCAAGGTATTTAATGATCTAGCCATCAACTTCCGGAATTTACGAAAATTTAGTACTAAAGTTCCCATAATTAAAATACCGGTTTCCCAGCCTCTATACTATTGAATCCATCCCAATTAGCAATACCGATCCCATTTATATCCACATTAGCATTAAACAAATTCATGGAAATATGAAGATTTGCAATTGCTCCGCTGGAGTAAATTGAAAAATATCCCGCAGCATCCGGGTCGGACGTTGGAACTTGTATCCGAGTTCTGGTAACACAAAGAGTAGCTGCACCATCCACCATTATTCCAGCACGAATTGTCATTTAATTTGTCCTCCCTATCTCACAATTATCTATCAATAAACCCCCTTGTTGCATTCGAATTGGATCTCCATACGTAATAATCCTAGATCCAGATATTTTGCATTCTTCTGGCGTTCCATCATCTTCTATCACAATCCCTCGATAAAAATACAATGTCGGGGGGCCATATTGATCAATTACCGAATCTATCATAATAAACGTCTTATATTTATGTCTGACTGCACACAAATGTTCATATGTCATGTCATCAGATACATTACACATTACTCCAGGGCCTTCCAGAACGAATCTACAATTTAAAATTTTGATATATGCTGGATAATCGCCATCAGTGGTTTCAATCAGAGGCCGCGAATGATCCACAGAGTCCTCACATGGAGTTCCTATAATATGCCCACTCCCTTTGTAATAAAATACACAGTGTTCAAATTTCATCCCCATACCATTGATGAATTTTTCGTAGCTGCCCATAAATAATATATTCTTGAATATTGCAGGTGGTGCATCAGAATCAGCATGCCCCCCATATGTTATCGCACATGAATCATCAAAAATAAAATTTGTTCCTCCTGCTACTTCCCCGATAAAAACAACTGGTACAGAAAATGAAAAATTAGCAGAAAATATATAATTTCCAGCCAGAAAGAATAGCGAAGATCCTGGAGACATAGAATTTACGATGCCGGGTAATTGTGTCGAAGGATCCGATATATAATAATCGGCCGCAACAACCGGTCTTCTGGAAATCGGAGCAACTATGATAGTAGAAATCTTAGTATCGTATGCTCCAGACAATACAGAATCCAACAAGCTCTGAATATCATCAAAATCCGAAAACTTTATGACAGATGCCCAATGCTCATAATCACCAGCGGGATCAGTTTCTGCATAATCATCTTCCGCAGTTTTGTCATGTTTGATGTGAAAATTGAGGGCATCTATTACTGTATTTAATTTCTCGAATGATGGGAACTCAAATCTTTTCCAGTAGTTGGTTTCAAATTTCATTTTGACTCAAAGTTATGTAGATTTTGGAATTTTCATGTGTCTCCGTCCAAACCATAGATTCGATCCTAAATTTGGACTTCCCCAAAACCAATAGGGTGTAAGCGAACTATAATTTTGCACACCAATAGAAGGAAAAGTTAGTATATTGAATCGCTTCGATATAATGCACTCCACCGCAGTCAATAGTTGAATACTCTCACCAGATGGTTTTGTATCCAACAGTCTAACGCATACATTGTCAGTAACGGATCCACTTATTGAAGTAAATACCAAAACAGAATTTTGATATGCTGGATCATTCATGTTATAACCATATAGAAGCAAATGATTTCCATGAAATATTAAGTTAGAGAAATTCGGATTATCGCCTTTAACTGTAATCATACAATTTTGCCCATGAAAAGAGGAAAATCGCACAACTACTTGCTTACAATCTTTTATCGTGACAAGCGGTAAACTAAGATCCTGTGCTGATGCTGGAAATGAACCCGGAGGTGGCGGCGGTGGCGGTTTCATCGGTCCTCCGGAGTGGTGTAGATAAACGGATCAAATTCATGCCTGGCACCTCTATCCTCGAAAATACAATCCTTAATTATAATGGAATTTAATTTTTCTGCTTTTATAATATTCCCCAAATGATTCTGTGCTCCTTCCAGATATAAACCATCATATGAAAGATATCTTCGTTTAAAATAGCATTCATTAAATGTTACATTTCCCAATCTACTCGTGCCGATTAAATTTATTGCAACCCAACCAAGCCTGTTAACAAAATATTCATCCGAAATTATAAATCCACAATTGTCAAATATAATATGGAACGCGGTTGAAGAAGTATCCTCAAGATCAATAAGACTACTCACCAATACGGGCGGCGAAGTTGGACCCGACCAGGAAAAATCTGTTTCAAAAATCAAATTTTTAAATATAAGCATGGTAGGTCTATCAAAGCATGTGTGAGCATTCAAAGTTAACATAAATGCTGCTGGTTGATGTAGATGAGTACTTTTTTGTTTAATAATTGTCCCCTCCTCTCCTTGAATCATCATTGAAAATGACGATGACTCTTTCCCGGACGGCGGGAACGGAAAATTCATGGAAGACTCTATATTGTATTTTCCCTTCCTTAAGAATATTTTCCCATATCCAACTTCACTAATAATATTATAAGCTTGTTGAATTTGCGCCTCATCATTATACCCATCACATGCAAAATCATATGAACCTCTAAAAACATATTTCGTAGATATCTGGTCTGGCAATCTGGATATAATTATCGTGGAACATTTTTCGTCGGCTAAGGATGTATTCAGTTGTTCTTTTATTTTAGCATATACTGAAGTACCATCTCCCCCATCATCATATTTTATTGACTCGGCCCAATGTTCGTAATTTCCTGGATCTTGGCTTTTCCCCCCTCTATTCCAAACATGTTTATTGAAAAATCTTACAATTTTTTGAAACTTGGAGGCTTTTGGTACTCCAGTTGCTAGAAATCTATCAGTTGATTCGAATAAATTGCTCATATAAAATAAACGGTTAAATCTTTAAAAATTGGAGTACTATTATTGATTTTATAAAAATCGACATTCACATATAGGGTATTAACTCCACCAGCCGATATTGGAATATTAGAATCCTGGGGATATGCATGGGAAAGATTATCCCATAGTACCGCTCCACCGTGGCTTCCACTTCTTATTGTAATTACAACAGATGGATCATCCACAAATCCTAGGTAGCTGGCTCCTGGATTGACAAATTCCCGATTTCTTGGAGTATGGAAAATGTCAGTAATTTGATTGATTGTAGAAGTAGTTGTTAATTCAAAACGTAAGTTGGCAGAACCGATAAAGTCAATGTAGCCACAATCAAAATACTTTATTCCACAGACCCCATCATCAACATTCCATGGAGACAATTCAAATTGGATAGAATCGTTAAACGAATTGTTTTCAAATGACGTAAAAGAATTCTGCTGAATATCCGGAAATCCATCATATGGGGAAGCAAAAATCCCATCAAAATTCCTTATTTCCAAGTTGTCAATCGTCTGAACAAAGTTTGGAATGGGTTGAATCTCAATGTAATTCAATATAGTCGTCGGTGGTTTTGGAAGCTCAAGTTTGAGAGATTTCAAATCAACCCCAGAATTCGTTTCAAACCATAGAGACGACTCGTTATGATGCAGCATATTATATACGGCGTTGTCAGCATCTTGAAATTCATCGTCGAGATATAATTTTATGGAGGGATCCGCAATACTCTCACCAAAGGAGTCAACAATTTGAGGAATAAAACTCAATTTTCTTCCAATTGGAAGCATTGCAATTCCATACATATTAGAGACGCTGGCAATTCGACTGCCGGCTTCAGCTGTCAATCCATCAGAAGTATACATATTCCTATGTAAAATTCCTCTTGTGGTATTCATGATACCAACTTCCGATGCAGTTCCCGCATACAGACTATTTACCGCCTGCAGCTGGTATGCCAATGCAGATAAAAGTGCATTCTTTGATCCGGAAAGCTGTTGCAAATGATTTATGGCAACACCCAATTCGCGGTAAATTTCTTCAAATGCTCCATTTAACAATGCACTAGACAATGGGCCCCGAAATTTTTGTTTCCAGTGAGTAAGATTCATTATGACCTCGATCCAGAATTAGTTACATTTTCCTTTAAACCCGAAAACGAATTAAATAATGCATTTACTGAATTCAAATTAGATTCAAACTGCGAATTCAGATTCTCTCTTTCTTCCCCCAATTTTCCCGCTGAAACTACGGTCTTATTTATGGTGTTGCCAAAAAATCGGCAAAATATTATTTGAATCTCCTCCAAAATTGAATTCCATAGCCGCGAAGAAAGTGGATAATTCGATCTAAAAATTCTTCTACTATAAGGAAATTCCATTATTCATTCCTCACTAATATCTTATAGTTTCTAAGTTCTGGCGTCGTCTGCCCCTCACTCGTCAGCCGAGCTTTAAATAAAAATGAGTCACATTTCTTATTTACAATATTAAATGATATATCAAAAAAATCATATGGGTCAATTCCAATAAAACCAGTCTCTGGATTCACTATGATATTTTTAAAAACCAACACGGAGTTGCCAAAGAATTGACCAAAATTATTTGTCATCAGTGCATAATATCCTAGTCTATGTTGATAAATAGCAAATCTAGAATGATCATACTTATGTGTTGCATATTTCAACGTATCCGGGCTGACCTGACAAAGGGGACTTGCCCAACCATACGGGGGAAGATAAGAGGGAAGAGTTAAACGACTTATTGGATCCAAACTATTTATTATATGCTGCACCAAACCCTCGGCCATATTCAAAACGTCTTCGGAAAGTTCTAAGTCTAATTCCAACTTAAATTTTCCATATCCGCGACCAATATCAAGTAGATTTATTGATCGTATAACATCATGTTCATGCTCATATTCAACTTTTTTTTCTATTTCTCTCATTTCATCGTCAAAATTGGTAATTGCAAAGCTTTTTATTTTTCCATCACCAGTATTCCACCATTTGACAGTAATGAGGGGAACATCTGCGTCAGTCTGTTTAGCAGTTTCATACACACGCCAGGGAAGGTCAATATAGCATCTATAGATATATCTTGGCGTCAACATATTCACTCCGTACATATAAATCAATGGCAGACTTTCCTCTGCTTCTGCAATCATTTTCCCGGCATTTGACTTAATAGTTGCACCATAGGCAGGGACACCATATACAACAATATAATCCTCTATTGGTGTAAATTCCTCAAGGGAACCAGCGGATCGAATAGATTTTATTGAATTATTTAGAATGCGATTTTCTTTTGATCCAAGTATCACACATTCTCCATCAACAAGATCTCCCTCGCCTTCAAACCATTGGATATATTCATAATATTTTTCTTCAAACATCCAACAATTTTTCCCGCCTCGAACTCCAATTTTAAAAGGAACCGCACTTTCTACTAAATTAGCTGGATCAAGCCATTCATATATTTTATAGAGCTTCAGTTTTCCAATTGTGAATGCGACGTCATCAATCTCTAGGACATATCCATCGGAAAATTCATTTATGTCTGATTCAGTCAAATAATCAAAATAAATTTTCGTATTTTCCGCATCTTCGCGGTTATGCGGCTCTATTCCAATCCAAGAAAATTCCCCACTATTTGGTAATTCACCAGAAACATCAACTCCACTTTCCAAAATATCCCACAGATGTTCACTATAATCTTCATGCCCTACACTGAAATAAGATCCGACCCCATAGTCGGCATCTACAACCACCGAAGAATCTGTTTCCAAAACGAAAGCTCCAGTAACATATGGGTCCTCCGCAATGAAATATTTAATTTGTGTACCAGCTGGAATATTCTCATCAACCTCCAGGGTAATTTCCCCAGCAGCTACGTCTTCCACTGTATTAGATGCTATTCGTAAAGGAGTTGATACCAGCTCTGACATATTCAATGAATCGAATTTATAAACCTCTATTTGCTTAATCATAAAGGAATACGTACTACGCGATCCATAAATGGCATCGGGAGATTTCTTCCTCAGGGTGAATCGCAATTTGCTAGTAACAATAGGACTGAATGATATCACATCTACCGACTCAATATCATTATTAAAGATCCACCGCCATGCCCCATCTTTTAAATATTCTACCGTAATATCGACGGCCTTAGGAGATACCAAATTAATATAAATTCTATTGATGTTGATTTCTTTTCCGAACCTAGATAGCGGCAATTCAAATCTTATTGCGAATTCAGGAAGCAGGTCAGTTAATACATATTCTGACCATAATGAATTAGAGGAAATTAAAACGTTCGAAAACGAGCTATCCAAGAGTTTTGTCCTTGAAACATACGGCATTAAAAATTCGAGATTCGGTGGTTCCGATATATTCTCGAGGAAACCAAAATGCAATTTTTTTGAAGCGCCATCCCCAATAATTATTTTCCCGGATGAAACATCTACTTTCGCGGTAGTTCTATTAAAATCAATATTAGACGAGTCTGCGAAATTATCACCTAGAACATACATCTCTGTCTCAAAGTTCAATAGATTTCCATATTGGAAAAGTAATTTATTCAATTCCTTCATTAATCCTCTATGCTGGCACTCTGACCCACCCAAAAATTCGGAAATTTTAATGCTCTGATTGGTCATTTCATTATAAGCAATCACAAGATCAAAAATTAAATCACTGATATTCGTATTATACTTCTGAATATCTGACTTCGATTTTTTACTTTGATGATGAGCTTTAAATATCGGATATCCCAGAGAAATATCATTGGAACTAAGATATGCATCCACATAATTAAATAACTTCCAATTGCTGGGGAGTGAACCAACATCAAAGATAAAATGGTTGATGGCTAAATTATAAAATGCTTTTAACTGCTCTCTTGCTATGGACATTATCTACTTGGTTTAATATTTAAACTGAATGAATACACTATTGGGGTAAAATTTTTAAATTCATTCCCTGATGGTCTCGACATTTCGGTCTTAACTCTAACATTTTTTATTTCCGATGGAGAATCATAGTATGCATAAACACCAGTCGGAGTTTTTGCACGAAATTCAGCAGGAATCTCTGAATTACAATAAATTATTTTTGGAATAACGAACCCATCCAGAAATTTTTTATCATTATAATTCGTAGGATTAATTCTGAGAAAAGTTGCACCATTATCAAGCGAGACATAATATTTCAGCCATTCTCCCGATCCGAATTCCGATGGTACAAAATCATTTACTGCAAGTGAAATTTCAGCCAGCGTTTTAATCTTATATTGTTTGGAGACAAAAATTGAAGTAGATTTATACTCCTGAATTCCAAAATTCATATCGGAAATCCCAATTGCATATCGATATCTATTTGATTCTTCCCTAGGGATATCAATTATGCCATCCTTCCCAACATCCCTATTTAAATGAACTCCGGTAATCGGAACCGGCTTACATAAAGTGATAGGATCCCCAGGTTTCCAATTTTCCATCCCTGGGCACACCGGATTATATAGATCTGTGGAACTGTAGTATTCAGCTAAATGTGCCACTGATAAATCAAGAGACGTATTTATAGCTTCCACGTCAACCAAAGATGTAGCACCGATACTTCCAATAATGTCACCAAATAATTTTTTACTGGAAATATCAAGCAGAGTAATACCCAAATTTCCCAACTCCTCGGTTCCGCAATACGGGGAAAAAGCCGCTAAAGAATATCTTACAGGATAGCAATAATCTTGCTCCAATTCTATAATTATTTGGGATATATCCCTCGATGGAAATATCCATCTTATTGATCTGGAATACTGGTTACTTGAAAGAGAGGTGGAACCTGCAATCATTTGACCCCTCTTAAATGTAGGAACATTTTTGAGTTCTTCATTGAATATTTGGAGACGATTAACTTTAATATAACAGTTCTCTCCAAAATTATGAGCGGCGAGAGTAATTTGATTGATCGGCATTTTTCGAACTAACGAAATAATATATTGGGCAACCAATTTATTTTTTGTTGGATCAAAACTCTGAGAGAAATTTTGTTTATAAAGAATTTTTACACTCCCCGACCCATATTTACGAATGACCTCGCTTCTCGCTCGATCTATAGCTGCCACCGGATTGTCCAATAATATGATACGCTCAACTTCCAAAAAACTTTTTAAATTCGCTTTGGAATCCTGAATATCAAAAACTTTTTGTTTATACAATTCAGATAGATTCATAGCCCTCTTCTTCTTTCCGCTTTGGCATCATCTTTTGATTCGGGATAATCTGGAGGTTGCTCAATAGTTGGGGGTTCAATAACTGGAGGTTCAACAGATTCGGAATGATTTATCAAAACCAGTGGACCAATCCGGATTCCGTTCTCTCCGTGGTCTCCATAAATACCATACATTTTGCCATCAGAAACGTCTGGCGATGTCAAAAATTCTTGATCAGATATCTCCAAATTATTCCAATATGCTTTTACGGCAATATTTGAAATATTCGATTCAAGAGTGGATTCGGGGGATTCTGCCCCCAAAGTAATTGCCCCAATAAATTGATCATAATTGACTTGTTGCCCACCAGGAACAAATTCAAAATCAATCCCACTATTTGTATCAAAATTTTCCGTTACCTCAAATACGGGGCTATTTTTAGATGAGCAGATGGATGAAACTTTCGTAAGTTTCTCATTGCAGTCTTTTAACTTATTTAAAATGTTTTCTTTTCCAACCGAAAAATAATTATATCCCACGACCAAGGTCTCATCAATCACATTTTGTTGAACGAATAGAGTTTTCAAATCCGAATCTAAGGATAGCCAAGTTTCATTCATCTTTGTGGAAGATGGGCATTCCCTTCCATCAACCAAAAAGCTTTTATTGAATTTGGGGCTGCCGACCGTGGTATAAAATTTTAAAATCAGCCGAAGCAATTCCTCTGTAATATCATATTCCCCAACAATATTTAGATCTTTCAGGCGTACGAGAAGTTCATCAAGTTGTTCAGACAACCGATTCTTGTCGATAATATATGGGAAAGCAAATAAGTGTTTAAGCATTTACCAATCGATAGTTCCGAAACCTAAGGTGTAATCATGCACCACAGGCGTATACGAGGAGGTAAGTGGCACATTCGAATCCAATTCTATCTTCAGTTTCGCATCTTTTGTTACATAATTATATGCAACTGTTACATCCGTTAATGATTCTTTAATATTAAAATAGAGAAAATTCTTCTTCAAATAAAATTCATGTTCGCCAATTTCTTCAAATGGATGCAGAGTATCCTTTTCTGCCAAGTAGTTTGTTCTATCAACCGCAACAATGTCTCCGAATTTGACTTCTATTGGAGTATACATCTTTCCTGTATTTGGATCATCATTCCATGTGCCATCATAATTGTAGAGCCTAAAATCGATTGCAGGCGCAACTGGAAGTTCGATCACATAGTTATTAAGTTTGAATTTTCCAGAAAAACGCTGCAAACCAAGCATTTTAAATACAACGGGTTTTGGCGGCTCTCCAAAATCCGGCATCAGTCGTCCCAGATGAAACTGAGTGAGATCAACAATATACGGACTTCCAGGGAAATCCCTTCTGCCAAAGTTTCCATTGAACTCATCAGTAGTTGAATAATATTCAAACATAAATCTAAGACCATCTAGAGATGTGATATTTACGCAACCGCTGATATAATTATATACTACATCTCCAGAAACAAGTATTATTTCATCTTCCAATAAATATTCTGAAGACAATAGTTTAATCCATTGAGTCTCCGGGAGTCCAAAATAGAGATCATAATCTTTTGATATATCCAGAGGATTCATTCCCTCGAGTGAAAAAGCAAATGTACCAGATGTCTCCCCTGAAATATCAGCGTCAAAAACAGATGGAAATATGATTCGCCCCGGCGGCTGATACAGGTCATCTACATAGTAATCAGCAACGATAATATCTGTGGATGCCAAGGACGAAAGCTCAGCAATTTCTCCACTAACTTCATTATACAGATATCTTTCCTTCGGATCTACCATAATTCCAGATATTTCAATTCCATTCCTGTATACCTTGTAATAATATGACGTATCTACATAAAACGTGGGAATGAATTTATTGAAAGTGGTAGGCAGGCAGCCTGATTGGATATTGTATTCATTCGCAGAAAATTCATCGGTCGTATAAGCGCGGGGAAGTATCGTAATATCGTCTTCTACTGGGATATGTTCTTTAATTCTTCTTCGTCCCATTGGCAAAAGCTGATATTTCTGTCCAGAATCAATCTGAATAAAATAATTGGCAGACGTTATATCTGGTTGACTATCAGACACAAAGATAGAAAATGAATTTATTGACTCTGGCACTAAATCTATTGGTGATGAAAAAAACGCACCCCTCGGTCTATACTTAATATCCATCGGTAGTATTGAATATGCCCCATATACATATTCATATTTCTCGGTCTGATCCAAAAATAATTCATCTTTTGGCTGTTCTTCTCGAATAAAATTGGACCCAACTCGTCTAAATCTTATTGGATCTATCCCCAATAATGCAGACAATTTGTCAAAAACTTCGCTAATTCGGTCTGTCATTACTATATTGTTAGCTATATCATAACCTGTTTCTTCAGAGGGAAGATAAATATCATTCGTTTGGATGTTTTGAATGTTTTTGTATTTTTCTGTAAAGACATCTTCCAAAAATTCTATCTTGCTTTTGGTAATCTTCGGAATTGTATACCTATCAGTGATAGAATTTACCTGCCAAAATGGAATTTCAAGATATTTGACATGGTTTATTCTATCAATATTCTTGAAAGTGATAATTTCTCGACCTATTCCTGAAATTCTTATGGAATCCGAAGTCAGATATATCCACTCATCTGAATCATCCCGGCGATATCTGATCCATGGAATCCTAATATCGAAAATAGTAAATGGATCGATGTCCAATCCATTTAGAGATATGGGAGTAGCAAAAGTTAGTCTTAAAACAGCAAGAATGCCCATAAATGTTTTGTTTTGAGGCACAATGTCATGATTGTAAAATTGTAGTCCAGGGATGACATCACTCAAAATCATCTCTGCCCAATATCCAAGATGAAGCCCAGGCTGTAAAATTTCTGGAGTTAGTTCAACATCATTCACCTTCGATTTGAATATTTCAACTCCACCTCCAGGATATCTATAGACTTCAGCATTTTCCACTGTATAAATATGGATTTCCGTTGAATATGTATCCAATGTCAAATCGCCATGCCGGACCCTGGTATTAACATACATCTTTCCAACCATGTCCGTAAAGGATTCAAATGTGGTGCGTTTTTGACCAAACACATTTCCAAACTTGATTTTTTGAGCGATCAACTCCCCCTTTAGATGAATTATAGCATCATTAACATTATCATTAAAATCCTTACTCAAATTTTCCTGAATTCCCAAAATATGAAATGAAAGATTGGATTCCTTGTACAGAGATGATAAATCTATTTTAATATAATCCATCATCTTATTATAGATTCTGGAACGGGTTCTGCCAAATAGGGAAAAATGTGGTGACGTAAAAGTCGGCAAATTGTTTGGATCTATCAACTTGATTGCTTCGTCTAGTTGATGACTAAAATCCTGGGTTGATCTCAATTCTCCAATATCTGCCTGGTGTTGGAAATATTCTTTGAATTGTTCAAATTGAAATTTTGGTATAATACTTTGATATTGGGTCAGGAGATTCATTTTATTCGTCTTTATATATGATTATAGGGAAAACCCCAAAAGCTATATATTTCTTAGTAAGTTGTCTAATTTTCTCTTGTGCTTCCTGATAACACGTATCAATAAACTGAATGTGGTCCGACGCATATCCTTGTTCTTCATCAGACCAACCCTGAGCTGCAACCAATTCATCAAAATCTAATAGGCCGGTCTCAGAAAAAGTTTGTTGATAGTTCTGATAAATTATATCCTTAATATCTACTGAAACATCCTGCATGGATGCCGATAAATCATAAATTTTTTGCGCCATGGATCTCAATCTGGAGAATGGAATTTTTATAATAATGACAGCATCGCCTTGATATGGGAGCCCGTCCACATATCCGATGTCTGTATAGTACTGAACTTCCTGTTGCTTGGATCCACACCTATCTGGATCCGTAAGTTTCGGACGACGTCGAGCATCCAAAATATCAAGTTGCCGCTTTACCGCGAATCCAACAGATTCGTCGCCAACTACAATTTCACTGCCTTCAGGAGTAGACGCGGTCGCATTTTCTGGATTCAATTTCCTTACATTAATGCAGGACGAACCAGGATAGGTGACAACAGGAGTGATCCAATACCTATATAATCCATTTCGGGGAAATGCCATGACCTTACCTCACTTTATACATTCAACGAAATCGTATTCCCCACTGTATAACATCTCAGGATATACAGGGTTCAAATTGATATCGGGAATAACTGCTTTCACTTGCTCATATAAATAAGTCACTTCAATTTTATCATCAACATTTACAGGCCATTTAAACTTAATTAATCCATTCCAAAAATCATAAGTCTCTATGATTTCATTGGTAATGAGTGCCTCATTGACGTATATGTTTATTCCATGCGAATAAACTGGAGTATTATTATCATCGTCAAAATCAACAGTTGGCATAAACCCATAATCATCAACGTCAGCTGGGGAATCATATATATGTGGTGGAACATATAATGGCCATGGATTATTTGCTGGTATTTCCCCACTCAAATCAAAATGCCCACTGATATCATAAATCACCTCTCCCCCATCTCCAGTTTCTATTTCGTATCCGTATTCCTCCGACCAAAAAGCTAAACCCCGAGGGCCATCCCAAAAGTACAATGGTTTGCGAGATACCTGTATAGTGTAAGGATCCAAAACTTTTACTTTCTCTTTTATAACTTTCCCGCAATAGTTTCCATTCGGAGTTTTAATTGGAAATTGCGCATAAGGCATGAGTTCCGACAGATCCCTCTTAAACCAATCAACGGCATGCGCCAATTGTTGTATCATTCGGAATGTTGAGTATATATTGTCTCCCAGTCTGAATAATCCCTTTGATATTTCAGGAAACCATGCCTGCTTCTGATTCATTTTATCTCCCTATCGCATCTGGCGAATGGAATTTAACTATATTCTTGTGTGGCATTGCAGCTCCCGCCCCACCTGGATGCCCACCAGACTCGCCGCCCATTATCACATAATTCTCGGAATCATCATCAATATTGAAGGATCTTGAATATATATCAAGGAATCCTCCACCCTCCCGATACGAATTCCAACACACAAGCGCATTATCTTCATTATCTATTGCAACTGATGGATTCGCACTAAACTGATATCGGCATGGAACAATATGCTCACCAATTTCAATCCCAAGAGTATTGTAGAATTTTACCACAACGATACCACCATATCGGGCGTCGCTCCAAGCTACAGCAAAATTTCCAGTTTGCTTTGAAATTGCAATATCGAACGCGGGCCAAAGTCTGGGGACAACAATTGCATTGGATCCATGATTGATCAGCGCCATCCAAGCTTCCCAATATTTTATCATCCCGCCAACGGATCCAACCAGAATATTCTGACCAACTGATTCCCCAACATTATCATATAATTGAACATAAACCTCCCCATTATTCTCCCATGCCACAATATGGTTCCCATTATTATCTATCTCAACTTTCGGAAATACTCCTTCTCCAATTATTGAGCCAGCCCCACCATTGATAGAACGGTAAATACTTGTTGGGCCGATAAAAGGATGATTTTCTCCATGATGATGCCAAACAATTATGAAGTTACCAGTTGAATTGCAATCTACAGATGTATGACCCTCTCCATCAGCATCTTGCAAATAGGCGCAACTAGAAATATTCAAATTTGTATCCAGAATTTTATAATATGTGCCCCAGGTATTCCACTTTGGAACGCCGGAAGCTGCCGGATTTACAGAGTGTTCACCGGTAGCAATTACCTTTGTTGTGCAAGCTCCAATATAAGGTCTGAATTTAAACCAGCGATCTATATTGTCACACCGAGCCCAGTGGTCACTTACTACAGTAACATTTCCATCGGAATTAATTTTACACATGATAAATCCGCCCTCAGAATAGGTGCCACCCTGTCGAACTATCACGTAAGTGTTCCCATCAGAATCAGAAGCACTCCTTGGAGTAAGTCCCCAGGTAAAACGTGCCATCACTCCCCTATCTGCTCCATATGAAGAAACCCCTGATGTAATCAAATTTCCATAGGGAATAACAGTTTTGGAAGTCTCAGTATCTTCAAATCGAACCCGTCATCCAAATATGCCAGCATAATTATCATTATGCCCCCATGTGGCGTGCCCCCAAACAACCATGAAATTATTTATTCCTATTGGAGTAACCACAGGAAAAAAATCGTCCAACGTAAGATACGAAGGATTAATCATTACATTTGTACAAGTCATTATATATTCAGCGCCTCAACGATCCATGCAAAATATAATCTTACACCATCAGGACTCACCAGCATATAGTCTTTGTTTTGCCTAGCCAACAGTCTTGGATTTATAATCTCTCGATATCTGGGATGAAAGTATTCAACTATGGCTCCTCTGTGGTCAATATATCTTACAAATTTATTATATTCAACCCATACTGTTAATCCATCCTGGAAACAAAGGAATTCTGGAAGTAACAATACAATTCTTTTCGGCTCTTCGTCATAATAATCATCACCACTTAAATATTTATATGAGGTTAATAATGAAATTGGATAGCATTCACCAGAAATATATACGCCAGAAATATCGAAAGTTGCATCGCCAATGCCTACACCTCGATCTATTGTATCTGAATCGCTATCAGTATATATAACATGGCCGGAAATACAATCTTGTCCCCAAAATCCGGCTTCAGAAACATAGAAATCCTCAAACGCCCCGACAGTATATCTTCCATCGTCAATTCTATTCCAATATCCTTCATTCTCATCCGCATCATAATCCCCACTTGTCGTCGGCCGCTCAGATTCTGGGTGCTCAGATTCCCAAAGTCGCCGTTCTAAAAATTCCGAAGTGCCCCAATCTTCTCCCCAAATGTTTTTCCCCTGACAAGATCTGGCTTTCGCACAATCTACTTGTGAAATTCCAACAATGAATGGCCCGTATGCTCTAGGATCATATGTTTCAGGAAATATCCTATACGAGTCAAAGATTAAAACTTGATAATATTGCTTCGGGATTTCAACACCATTATGATCATAGAGCTTGATATTTTCACCGGGGGATTTACTCCGAACAAGGTGATCAAATCTCAGTTCATATTTATATGGCAGTATTATTTTATTAAACTTGGCAGAATATTCAAGACCCTCATACAATGCGTAGGGGCTAAAAATGAATGCATTTAAATGTTGCATTGGGAGCATCCCAAATTGAGTAAATGGCAATTCTAGCAACTCGCCCAAATCTGTTTCAACAAATGGCATTTCAAAGAAGTACGTCGAAGGCGTAATATTCGGATAAATTTCATTGCAATGATCGGCTCCAAAAGATGCAGTGCCTGGCAATGATTGACCAGCGGAAACATATGCTAATGGGCAACAAGATATCTCCTTATACTCACCAGATACTTGGAAACTAAAAGCTGAAAATTGAGCCCATACACCCAGTTGTGCATAGCTATTTCTATCGTCATCGAATGCAACCGCGTATCTACTCGGACTCAAGAATGCAACTTCACTACTAGCTTGATATATAACGCCAAGCTGGTCAAAATCGACAATTGGAATATTTCCCACTGCTGTCGGATTACAACTGGAGTCGAATATTTGAGCATATATGTCCGAATTATTCCAAGGATCATTTCTTGTATCGTCCCATGTGATAATAAAATTGCCATCATTGGCTACGCTGGCATCAGGATATGCATTCCAAAGCCAATCGAGGGTATCATTAACTTTGAAATTGGCTCCATGGGGTGTGAGGAAATTATATTTTTGTGCATATATATTATGACCATTAACATCTGGTATCCAATCTCTATTGCTTCCCCATGCAACAACCCACTCTCTGGCGTCATTCATCCCAATTCCAACGTCCCAATATATACACTCGTCATTGACTTCATTACATCGAATTTCATCTCCCCAATCTTGGTCTCGATTTCCATCCAAATCATATGTTGCGGCATATACATCCTCGCCGCTAACGCCGACAATTACAAAATCTCCCCCAGCCGCCATATCCACATCAAACATATAATTGTCAGAATTTTCCATTCCACTCATTACAGGAAAATTCTCATGTCCAACTATGTCGAGATCAGAATTACGTAATTGGGCACACAAATTATCATATTCACCCCAGACAACCACAAATCTATCATTACCGCAGGCCAATCTAGTGGGCCAAGCTCTGGTGGCGGTTCCACTAATATCAACGCTCACTAGGTATTCTGGCGTCACCACATCTCCTGCTAAGTCATATTGTTTAGCATACACTACATCTTGAAAAGTCGGATTCAATCTTTCGTCGACCCACGCCACTAAGAAATTTCCATCATCGTTGAGGGCAACAGATGGCCCATACGATCCAGACGCATGTGAGACGACATCAATTATGGGACCAACTTGATCTCCATTGGCATCATACACCTTAGCCAAAATACTTTCATAGTTACTACCCCCATACACTGAGGGCCAAACTATTACAAAGTACCCATCGGAATTCATTGATATGTCTGGCTGTGGATAACCGAAGCCAGTATCCTGTTCATCAACCTGGAAATTCGCCCTATCTGGTTCAGTCTGCTGATATTCCTGAATCCATTCCTTCCCGAATAATTTTTCTTGTGTTAAAAGTCTCATAATCCTACTGGTATTGTTAAATAACCCTTGACAGTGGTTTCTATTCCATTCAATAATAAAGTGGCAGTGGCCAATATATCCTCGGGAGTAGTTAAACTAAAATCGAGAATATTTTCGAAATTATGATAGAAGCTCCCATCTTCATCCAAAGATTCCGTAATGGTCCCAATTATAATATTGTGGTATTTCAATATTAGTCTCACCGTCCATTCGGGATCAGTTATGAGCGCCCCAAATTGATCATAGACATCAACTCTGACTGTCAAATCATTATCCGGATATGGATGAGGAGATGGAGGATCATAGAGATTTGGAGCTCGCTTCAAATATCCATCCACATATGTAACTTCCACGCGCCACGGAACAAGAGGTTCTTCCCTTATCACAAGGAATCTGTCCGAAATATTCGAATGATGGCAAGGATTAAAATCCAAACCAAATTCATAATATCCACTTATGTCATATTCAACCAGATATTCTGCCGGATCCCCACTAATGGTAAAATTGCCGGACTGATCTATATGGAACCATGGAACATCCCACATTCCATCGTAATCCCCGCTCAGACATCCTGAAAGATCAGAAACGTGCAAGTATTGATAATGGATCCGTTCATCCATCCATGTTTCACCAAAGTGATCATCATAATAAAGACTTTCCCCAGGAATTCCAGAAACATCTGGAATGCTAACGACTATTGGGCTATGATAAGTGTAGAGTCCTGAAGGATCAATTTCTCGACATTTTTGGCCGTATAGATAGTATTCTCGATTTGTCAGGTAAAAATATCCAGGGTGGATTAGTACATACTGATATCCTCCTGATAGATTTACACTATCATATACTGCGCAATCCGTCCCATAGCCAATTCCAGATCCAAAATCTCCCGATGCTAAAAATTCTTTTGAAGCATCAAATCTGGAAGGCATATATTCCAGACCACTAAATTTCTCATCTCCGACATCAAAATAGGTTTTGTCCCATATAAACTGTCCCCAGAGAATTGGATAGAGCTGATGAATTTGCTTAACAATTGATTCATATAGGCTATTGGGATTCCCATCACTATCGAAAAAATATCGTTCTTTAAAATCGGGGTCATTTATTTCAAAAATTTCAATCTGTCCGGCGGTTGGAGTCTCTTCGTGATACGCAATAAATGTTTCATCCGGATAGATAGACTCATCAACCCATCGCTCTGCGGACTCATCTTCTATTCTATAATAAACAATTTTAACACTGCTGCCATTAGTAAATCCTTCGCTAATTTCTACAGCCCGTGTGGTCTCACCATTAGGTAGCTTCCAAAGTCTGAAATACCGATTCAATGTAGGATCTGTGTCGTAATCTTGCCATTCTTCGCCATTTACCCAGACTCTAATTGACAACGGCTCTCTTGTATCTGGATCCCACAGAAGAGGTTGATATGTAAGAAAGAAGAAAGTTTTATCTGTTGAACAATAACGGGCTAAGCCTAATTCCACACTGGTAGCATTTATTATTCCTTGTTTTGTTGAGGAACCAAAATACTTGCCCGCATTATAGATTCTGATCCTAAATTCCCGATTGGTTTCTCCTGGAAGCCGTTCCAGTCCTAAAAGAAGGCCAAATTCGTCGAAACTGTTCCACAGGGGAATTTTGATAAAACTAGTTATTTCTTCCATCGTTTATATACTATTTCAACCAATGTTATAGCTCAGATCCCGATTCTCACCAACTATAATTTATTTTATACAACGTTGCCTAAATTGCTGATTTCTATACACTTAACAATTCTTGGCAATCTAGTTGGGTCCAATACAAATAAGTATAATTTTCCATCATAATCACCGACCAGTAGGATATAATTTTGGTAATTAACCATGCTCCGAAAAGTAATATCCCAATTTGGCTCAAAGCATTGCAACTCCTTAAGTTCCGCCGCCCTTCCATTTACTGTCTGCTTGGATTGAGGATTCAGAATGGCGGTCATAGCCCCGCCTTCCGGATATCTTATGTACCATCTCTCTCCGCTTTCACTTACCAAAAGGCCTTTATGATTAATAAATAAGAATTTACTATTCCTGATGTCGAATGCAGATCCACAGAAATAAATTTGATGGTAAATCGTGAATGCCCTCTGCGGACTCGAGGTCAATATCCGATTTATGTGTTCATCCGGATCACACAGGGTCAATATCGTCGAAGGATATACAATTCCATTCCTCAACTCATAGTCAGCGTTCCAAGTATAATCAACGACCGGCCAGACTTCATGTGAGGATTGTCCTCTGGGATAATATGTCTTGGACTCTTGAGTATAATATGTAATATAGTATGTATCATCACATGGCAAGTATAAGTACATATCATCCGGATAATAATTCCCAGAAAATTCGACTGAGTATAAGGGAATCGATCCGGAAACATCAGAATCATACACAAAATTAAGCCCGGGCTGGTAAAAAATCGGATCATTACCATTTGGATTTGGAATGAAACATCTCACAGAATCCTCAAGAAGATTATCAGCAAAAATATGAACCATGTTGCCAAGATGTTGTTCACAATGGAATGTTTGATAATCAAACTCCACCATTGCAATTTCACCCGGCAAGACGTCATATGGGTCACACTTCAAATAGATATAATCCCCCGAGATGGTATCCGAGAATTCGAATGGTATTCTGTCCCAGGTTAAATATACGCCGCTCTCTAACATAGCTCCGATCCTGAAATCACTATATAATTAGCCAGTAATATATCTGGCATTTCTGATTCATAAAAATACTGCCACTTGTATATGTCGGTTTTAATTCGATAGGGGCATGCACATAATTCATAAGTTATGTGCGCCAAAACCCTACCATAGCTTTGCAAATCACTTTCAAAAGCAAATGCATATTGTCCTTCCACAAAAACCCCACTAATTGAAACACCTGCATTATAAATATCTTCAAATTCATAAGTCAATGGTTCATGAAATAAATCAGCTTTATATAAATCCCCAGAAAGAGGCACAAATTCTGGATAAAACTCGGCCGTGGCTAGGCAATACGAAGTGCTACCCAGAGATTCATAATTTTCATCCAAAGAAAATACCGAACCATATTGATCATAACTTACTAATAAAATGCCAGATATAATTTCATCCAAATAGCAAAGTCCAGCAATATACCCAGATTCCGGCAGTAAAATTTTTTCCATTGCAAATGCGCGAGTTGGATAATAATCCTCGGTTTCATCCTCATCCAATTTTATGAGATCCATTTCGCCAGTTGCATCCATGGTGTCATAATAGCCAGAAATTATACTCGTTTCATTGATATCTCCAGAAAGAATATGATACATATTATAACTGGAATCAGCATCTACATCGCTTGTAACCAAGAAACTGCTATAATATGAACGTCTACTCCCTCTCTCAAGATTAAGCAGATGAATCCCAAGAGATTCGAAAATTCCATGAATGGGGTCCCCCAATTTTCGCAATCTCATCCATGACGGATATTTATCAAGCAATGTATTAAGAGTCGTGTTCATTAATAAATCCAAAAATTGATTATAGGGTTATCTACATTCCTTAATAGTTTTGCAGATAAACCCACATAAGCTATTCCTCCGTCAATGTCCAATTTCATAGATTTTCCAGCACAATTATCTAATTCATACCACTCTTCATACCCCGGGCAAAATGCATATACTGATACGTTCCCGCTTCCACCCGGAGGTTCTGTCTGGGTATCCCCATGGGCAGTAATATATTCATCGCCATCCAAACCGGTGATCTTAATTGTCGCATATTCTGCTTCGAATTCAGACAGATTCCTATTTATTGATCTATTCGATTCTGCAAAATACTTATTTACGTATTTCGTATTATTTAATTCCGATCCTGCCCCATCATAAGTTCTTGATTGGAATTCGCCCGCGGGTATTTGACAATCCATTCCTTCTATGCCGCTAAATACAATCCCGGAGACATTTATTGGATCGCCATTACTTGGATCATAGAAATTCATTTCAAAAAGTCCTTATCCGATTATATAGTTCCTTTGTATATACTTTTCCACCGATGGCTTTGCAAAAATCAAATCTTAATTGTATCTTCAATAGATATACGCCGTATGCAATATATAAAATATTATCTTTTCCAATCGTGGAATCTTGGTAGCCACGCATCAGCAATCCTGGGGGATAAATTTTAATTTTTGTAACCGTATCAGCATCCGATTTATAAATTACAACATAATATGCATTTAGGTCACCATCAAATGTATGTGTTGTTACATTTCCAATATTGTTGCACCCCACAAGATCCAAAAATTGATCATCAGATATGCCAATAAATAATGATCCAGCCCCGGGGGTTAGATCCCAAGACAACTCATAATGGCCATTATTGTCGTAGTGCCAATTAAAATTTCCGACGCTTTCAGCCATAATCTATACCTTCCATATTCTATTATAATTTTCTCGCAGATATGTCGCATCATTTACATATATGCCATAATCGTGCCTTAATTTGATTTCGTGTATTCTATTATCGTCCAAAATATATAGTCGGTCGTATCCAATAGTAAAATCTTTTGGATCGTCCAATTCGAATTGGAATTCATAACCAATTTTATTTCCAGTTCTCGGATTGTAATAAATCAATATAAATCTCTTGTAATATAAACCGACAACCAAATAATCTCCAACTGATGTCAGTCCAACCGCCTTGATCTCAGGACTGTATTCCAGATGCATGTATGATCGATTATAAATATTTCCATTTTCGTCAACAACATAAAATGTTTCTGGTTCCTGCGTCAATATGTAATAACGATTTCCATGATCATCATATATTACTAATTCATCTGTTAAAAAGAATGTCCTATCAAAATATTTGGTCATGCCCGCACAATATATGAATTTTTTTACAGAAAACCGACTAAGTGGCGCAGACTGAACCTGTTCCGCAAATTCATCTGCGTAAAAATGAATAATCGTAGATGGAACATAATGATCCCCAGCCATGACATAATCATCTATATCCCCAGATTCAGAATACTCAAGGGCACTATGTCCAGAAACTGGATAACAGACACTCCCATGCGTCCAATAAAAAAGATCGAAAATCCCCCCATTTATTGGATAAATATCCAGCATTTCTTCAGAATAGTCCCCACTGATTTCAAATTTATAATATACCGAACTTCCGGGAACATAGTCTCCATATAATTTACCATCATAGTAATACGCAATTGTGTCGCTAGTCAGTGTCTGAGAGAATGCCGAAGGATTCGGATAAAAACTCTCTCCTGAAACAGGGTATATTACTATCTGCGAAGAAGAATCCCACAATATATGATATTGTCTTATATATTCGTAACAAATTTCTAATGACTTCCATGGGCGGCAATCAAATGGAACAATAGAAAATACTCGATCCGCTCCAATTTCAATGTCGGAATTCTCAAAATGTACATGCGTACCATCATATTCATATGAATTCCCAAATATTAAAAATCCGCTATCCGAGTAGTGACACCATGGCTTTTTCTTCGTTTTCAAACTTATTGGCGGCTGATACAGATAACAATCATATTTAGCCAAATAGACCCCACTAACGTGGGGGACATAAACATAATTACCGGATAAAATATATTGATCTTGGTCCACTTCAACTGCATTATCAAATGCATCAAGATCATAAATATCGTATAGATGAAAAGACCCCGATATGGGTGTGCAGTCTAACTCCGCCATACTATCCAATATATCCAAATCCGTTTCAACCGAGCGCGAATTATAATAATATGAATCATATATTGAACCGCTCAGATCCATGGAATAGATACCGCTGGTACCCGCAACATAAAAGAACCCGGAGAGATCATCCACGTAACAAATTGAATACAAATCTTCATAGATGTCCGAAGGAAATTCTCCAGAAAACGATAAAATATATTCCAGACTCGTGGGGATATCACTTTCATAATCAGAATAATCAAGCACATTTTTAATTTCCCAGCCATCCCCAAAGAAATCCCCGGATTCATTGATGAGAATTTGAAGTTCGAGTTCATTCCAATGAAACTTATCAAGCAATGGCTGTACCTGCGATGTCATATGAAGAGAGAGGTTTTTATGTATACCAATAGTTTGATAGAGTGGATCCTTTGGATTACTTCCCACATTCATCCATCTAGGATACTCGAGATGTTTGTCAAGTAATATTTTGTAAATTTCAAACATTAGCAGATTACTATCCCTCCGGGAGTAGCAATGCACATCTCGTCGGGACCACAAGTCTGATTCATAAAAATCAGCGGACCATAGTTCTCGTTGATTCCTGTCAAAGGGTTATAATCGCCAGCTCCGAACGCTACAACTGAGACATCTTTAATCTTGTCATTAACTTCCATGATTCTTTGGATCAGTTCATTAGCTATAAATTCCCCACCGAATCCTAAATTGTTTATATACAATTCAGCCGCAATCCTGACTTGCTGCATGATTAAAACCTTTTCATCTGTAGTTGTTCCAAGGACAAATCTTAACTTGAATGTCCCTTCAAATCCTTTATAGTCTGGATACTGGGCCAGCGCCTTAATCCCAAATGCCCTTGTGGAATCAACTGCCTGTTGGACTGCACTTAGTAAGCCGACATTTGGAATGGGGCTTTCTGCAATAACATGAACTGCAAATGTTCCAATTCCTGCGGCATACTCTCGAAGTATCACATCAATCACGCCCGGAATTGATAAAGCGGCTAAGCGGACGCTTGTTTCATTTGATTTAGCACTTCCAACATGAGCATGGATTATCCTATATCTAAATTCATCATCACTTTCTTGGAACTTACCAGAATTTATAGTTTGGGTATTTTCGCAATACAGATATTTTGAAATTATGGAAAATTCAATGCCCAATGTATAAGATTTCAATTGGTACGCCGGAATATTAAAAGCTGGACCATATCCAGATGCCACAACTGGTACGTATACATCGACAGTTGACCCAGAAAACACTGCATCCTCAGTAGTTTTGTACGTAATATCACCAGCAAACACTGTAGTTCCAGCAGGAACAGTAAAACTATTTTCGTGCACGTATGTTTCTGAAACTTCAGAGTTTTGATTCGCAGTATATTGCTCAGAAGATAGGGTTTGAGCTACATAGCCGGTTAATGAATCAATATAGAATTTAAAATTATTATGCGATGTATCCACGGCTCTTTGGGATTCATTTCTGGTTAAACTAAACAGGGCCCCAATTTCATCGAGTGCATCACCTACTGCAGTTGTTATATATGTTTGCAGCAGATTCATTGTCATAATTTCATATTGTTCAGCTATATGGCCATTTATGGACTCCAAAATTGATCGGATTACACTGCCTGGTTTAAAGTTTCTAAGCTCTGTATTTTCAACCAAATAATTTTTGGACTCTGCCATCAATTGATCTTTAGATTTTGATAGAAAGCGCAAAATAATCCTCCTTTCTATAAAGTATATTATTTTTTGAACAATTACAATGTTGACATAAGGCTTGAACATTATTTATATGATGAATTCCATTTTTAGATAATGGAATTATGTGATCCATCTGAAGTTTATCAATTCCAAAATAATTTCCACAATTTGGACAATATCCTTCAGTGGCATCAAGCATCCACCACCATCTTTGGGTCATTTCTTTTGTCCAAAAATTAAGATTTCTTTTTCTTGCTCTTCTTTTGCGGGAATTCATTTTGCTGGTTTCTCTGCCATTATCAGTTCGATAATATTCCTTAGTTTTTTCCAATTCATTATTTTGATAATATTTTAATTTGCGTTTTCTAGAAATTTCCAATTTATTTGCTTCATAATATTTTATATAGTAACTTTTATCTTGTTGATATTTCAATTTTCGTTTTTCATTATATTTTTTGTGGTTTGGGTAATGATATTCCTTGCGTTTCATTATAAAATATGCTTCATGAGACAATCTATAACGTTTATTTTTAATTTTATAGTTTTCTTTATTTATTAAATAATATCCATGTTGGAACTTTTTGTCATAACATTTGATACATAAACCATTCCCTTTATGTGGAATTTCAATGATTCCACAATTTTGACAGCAATTATATTTCCGAGACCATAATTTATTTTTCATTGCAGATAAGGATTTGTTGGAATTGCATGTCTGATATTAGGCACAATTTCTTTGACTTCGCTAGGATCATAAATATGCCCAGCCACACCATCCTTAAAATTGAATACTTCTTTGTCAATAAGAATTCTTCCTTTACTATCTTTCAAAAAAATGAAGATCATCAAGGTTTCATCTCCAGATGGGACTACGCGCGCGAATAGGCGCCCGGGATAAGCTATTTGATTCTGGTTTAATATATAATTCAGGCGCTTTGTAATTTCCAAAGCGATTCCGCGAGTATTTGGTTCTCCAACAAATTCCTCAATTCCCGCGCCAATATTAGGATATATTTTCCATGCGGGATTGACTGTCCGCACTATCCTACTGATTTCTCTTGATAAGGCATCCAAATCCTGCGTCAGCTTCAGATCCCCATCATCCGTAATAATCCCACCCCCTGCGTATGACAAACATATATCCGTCTCCATTTTATCCTTTCATCAGCTTCACCAGCGCCTTGCCCAATTTCGCTGCTTTTTTAAATATATCGGCATTTGGCAATAGCTCAGGTAATATATATGGGAAATCTGGACGAAATCTTAATAGAAAATTTTCGGGGGCGGCGAAGTCGCCATATGAAAAATCTGGATTCATGAATTTGGCATCTTCAACTATAGTTTGATTGCCAGTCACAGTCAAGGTTTGTTTCCCGGCGCGCCCAGAATGAATATAAATTGAGTCCCCAGTCTCTATGTAAGATTCAATTTTTCCATCAACTACCTTCCCAATTTGTTTCTGCTTATTAGTAACTTCATCCGGATCCAATCTCTCTTTGTTATAAATCGGAATGGCAACCGCATCAATTCTAATTCTTTGCTCACTATCAAAATCAACATCACTCATCGCTTGATCTGACATTATGACAATTACCGGAGTATGCTCATCTATTCTTACCATATTGCCGGCGAATGCGAGGGGAACTACATAGATGAGACCTTCATCGTCTTTGACCTTGACCTGATTGGTTTTGCCATCATATTCCTCTATACGCGAAAAGAACTTTATCAAAATTATCTCCTTTCCATATATTCGAGCGGTGCTAGTGGCAGTTGGGTTCCTTCTGGTCTATCCCTTAGTCCCACCAAACTTGCACTCAACTGCTTAAATGTCCCACTGATCCTAGTGATTTTATCCATATAATGAACTATAAGATCGTCTTTCCTGTATCCATCCATTCCCGCCAAAAATGGCGCACCTTTTCTCCATACTGGCACGAATTCTGAACCTTCCCTCCCCATAAGTTTATTTATTCCGCCAGAACCTATGGATGAAACCAGCTTATAGGTAAACGCTGCAGTGAATCCAGCAATGCCCACTCCGGTCCACGGACCAAGCAATTTCCCCGCCAAAAGCGAGGCTCCCCCACCAAATACTATTCCACCAAGAGCTACCTTAACCATTGCGGAATATAATGCTGAAGCGTAACCTAATTCGACAGTTTGTTCTAAGTTACTGGGATATGACATAAGGTCAGGTACAATCACTGTATAAGCCCCATGTGCCATGGAAAAATAATGATAAACTTCTTTTACCCCGACTGGGCCATAAATTTCATTTACATCATCATAGATATATACGATATCATGGACGTCAATATTCGGATCCATCAAAATAATAATTTCTCCATCGTACATATCCTTGAGATCTTCAGCAAGTATCGAATTTGCAACAACAGCATAAGGTGGAATATCAGGATAATTGCCCCGATCATTACGTCCAACCATCTGGCCGATTCCTTGAAGAATGCCTGTAATGGTATCTACAAAATTTCTTGTCCTGTCTACGTCAATATTTGTGAAAAATAATTTATGAGTTCTTATCATATCCGGTTTTATATTATCATCTGCAAGCATTTCGAATTCAGATAAATCGCCAGCTTCGGGATGTGTTTCGAATGCGGCCATTTGAGGCTCACCCTTTGGGTAAATCAGATGAACTTTATTATACATATTTTCGCGTGAAGCTTTCATATTATTTTCGATTATATGATGATAACTATCAATAAAATGGGTCTTACATGCACGTTTCCACCCCCGTTTTCCAGCTAGTCTTCTTGGATTTTCATCTTTTCCATAAACAAATCGATTCCTAGAATTAATTAATGGATCAAAGAACCCACCCGTGCCATAGATTAGTTCATATTTATCATAATTAATTTTATCGTACACGTCATATAGTCTTGTAGTCGAAACTGTATTTGGGTTATTAATCAATTCAAAATAATTTCTTTTTATAAGATCTGGCGCCCAATCTAAACAAATCTCCTTACCAGAAATCAGCCGTGCTATATCTTCTGAGACAATAGATGCCCCAGCAATAAGTTGTGGCAATCCAGGAATCAAGGCGGCGAAAGCTAACCCAGGATGCTGAATCAAAGTTTCAACAGTGAAGAAATCAGAAATATCTTTTGTTTTTATACATAAACAAGGATCGCCAGGATCGGCTTTTAATAAACGATAATCCCCATTTTGATATGTGATACTTTTATCAACAAAATTTTTGAAAATGTCAGTATCCTTATTATCATAATCAATATCAAAGTTCTTAAGTTTCTCAATTAATTCATTTTCGGTCGACGCAGTTACATTCTTTACATCCTTATACCATAGCAGCCTGTTTTGTTGATATTTCTCAGATTCCGAGGATCTTTCGACAACCTCTGAGTCATCAGTAGCCATATAATAGCCATCTCTCGGACCTATATATAATGTGCATCTGGCAGATTGTAAATTATCCTCATTATAAGGTAAAATTTTTATGATGTACCCCGGCATATATTTTAATACTTCATCAAGCGCCCCCCAGGCAGTTTTATTATATACTCTCCAATCGAATGCAAACCCTTTCCCTTCGACATAATGAGCCAATGGCCAAATGGTAGGCGGAGTATGATATGGCATCCAAATATTATCATCCCTGTGATCAAGTAAGGGATTGAGCCCTAATCCCTGGAGCGCCCAATTCTTTAATCTACCAACATATGTTTCCCTGTGATCAGAAAAATACCGAACATTTGGCAGATCATCAAACATTTCTGCTAAATTATACGTTGTTCCAAAATGTCGTAATCCGGAAACTTTATTTAAAATTGCGGTCGACACATCTCCAAAATCTCGTATTGTACTCCACTTTCCAATACTAAAATTCTGGATCGGCTGTGCAAGTTCTGCACCCCATCCTTGTGCAACGAATCGCAATTCCGGTCCGGGCTGTATGCTCACAATGGATCCTTGAAATACAATTTTCAATTTATTGGAATCATTTTCATAACCCATCTTAATCATAATTTCACAACCTTCTTGGAGCATCATAGTATCAACATCCGGTTGCTCTTCTGCAGTTTCTGATTTGGAAATATTTTCATTTCTTGGAGCATGGATATCTTGAAGCACATTCGTAATATTCGACAATGAGATCACCGCGGTATGAATTGCGGATTTTCGAGTTTTTCTAATTTGAATCTCTTTTACTGCGCCATATCCATAAAAATCGTCGAATAACAGCCATTCCTCTTTATCTTTCTCTATAAAATATAACTTGAAAGTTGGGAATGCCCGACCTAGTCTTAAAGTTTTATTTTCATCAAGCTCCATAGCATCTTGGAGCATCTGCCGTTCAAGCTGGGCATCCCTCGGAGTATAAATCCCCCACATTTTCATCAAAACTATTGTTGTATCCAACAGGTCGGCCGCAGATTCAAAATCAATATTTTCATATCCCCCTAGATCTATAATTTTCAACGAATCGTCATAGTATCTCATATCATCTTTAATTCTTGCCAGCCTGCTCCTTAAGGTGGCTTCATCTGCGCGGCCTAAGTACTTTTGAACCGGCGACCTTCTTGTTTCCATCATAAGATTTGCATTTTCTTTAAGATCTTTAGATTTGTCTCTTCCGAATTGCAAATCCTCACTTGCATCTCTTAGGTAGCTCATATAAGTATCCCGGAGTTTTTGCGTGACCGTGATGTCTTTGATTCTAGCCTCTTTAGCCATTTTATTCAGTTTAGCCACATGAGTAGTTGCTTTCCCCTGTTTGTTGGCAGAATTTATTTCCGCTAATTTGATAACCATCTCTTCATGTCCATTCACCATAGCGTTGGCAAATTCCCGAATCTCATCATTGTATAAGGGTTCTCGGAAAAACCAAAAATCGGGGGAGTCAGCAGTAATCGGGAGTTCCAAATCCGGGTATGTCGAATTTCTGATATGGAGCCGCTTTTGGTTCTCTCGCAATAATCCAAGAAGATTTCGTCCACTTTCCGTTGAATCAATTTCTAATTCGGGAGGAATATCTTCCCCAATTAGAGCTTCATTCAACACCGCCTTGAGCTGACGCCCGACGGCTCCTCTATATGTCGCGAAAATCGCTTCACTAAATAGATTTTTAAATTTAATATTCGCCTGCAGAGGCGAAATCAATACTTTAGAGAGATCCCTAATCGGCGCAAATATTGTCTGAGTAAAAAGATTTTTCCTACTAAAATCAATTTCTGATAATATCTTGGCTGTAATATATGGGCCAATAACTGGGGATAATAAAAATTTCTTCGTGGAACTAATTGGTTCAGGTTTTTCAATTAACTGATCCAATGTAAAATTTTCCAACAAGAATGTATAGACTGGGATTCTTTTACCGGATAGGCTAGATGGAATTGGTTTACATAGATAAAATAAAAACTTTGACCATTTTGGATAGTTTTCCAAAGCTTGAGTCAAGGGGCGGGCACCAATCTTATATTCATGAACTGTATGATAGTTATCCCAGTCAGCCCCAAGTTTTGAAGAAATATTCTCAAGCACTGAAGTTGGGATCAGCTCAATAAACTGCTTGATGAAATCAGATGAAAAATAAGCCGGAGCTTGAAGCGCCTCGTATGTTTTCAATTGCAAATCAGATTGTACAAAATCGATTTGAATATGAAACACTCCCGGTTTTCCTTCCACTGTTGAATATCTGAAGTTGCCGGGGATTACATTCTCTATCCCTAAAAGTTTAAAAAATGGGCCTTCGACAATTTGTGCGGAGAGATCGGCATAATCTCGAATTTCGGGCAACACAGCAATCTGCGATAATGCGGTTTGATTAAGGCGTTCGGTCATCATGCGAAGTTCTCTTATCAAATTCGGATTCGATGTTTCTATTGTCAGCGTAGTAACCCATTCTGAATTTCCGAGATGTTGAAAAGTCGGTGCCGTAAATGCCAATATATTCATTGGTACAAGCTTTGTCTCCATTGATGCAGAAACCCCAACTATTTGAGAATTCTGATCTCCAAACTTCAGATCCCGCTGCTCATACTTTAATGAGCTGATCTTAACCGAATATTCTTTGATATAAGACAACAATCTCATCCGATACTGGGGATTTCTAACTGCGTCCTTAAGCGGGAGGAAATATTCCATTCCCCTCCTGGTGCCTATAACATATATTTCATCATTCGCATTTATTCCAAGCAAATATTCGCCAAAAGAATCTTGGTAAAATTTTATTACAGCAATAATGCTTTTTCCTGCGATTACGGCATCTTTTCCTAATTCTTTTACAATATCTACCACGTTCCCTGGGACATCAGCTAGATTCTGCCATCCTCCGAAACTAGGATGCGTAAGAAATATAAAAAGATTTTCATATAATTCTGCGGCTGGAGCTGCTTCGTAGCTTTCTCCATAATTTTTGAGGCATTCTATGTATTCCAATAAGGCTCTTTGAGCCAATTGGGAGCGGTTTCTTAATTCCTCGGAATAGATATATCTTAGATGCAAATAATCCATACGTTCATCGGACCCAACTGCTTCCAATTTCGTTGTCGATTCAAACGCATCTTTGAATTCCTGGGCATTATTCCTGGTGAGCATTCCTTTGTAATATTTTCCAAATAGGACACTTTTGGAAATGTTGAAAACCGGATTGTCATTTTTCGTTTCATCCTCTATAAAGCTAAATGCTGACGTATAAGGGAAATAATTGAAAATATCGCAAGAGCAATTCATTTGGAGCGTTCTGGGAAATCCTGGAACCGAAGAGACCGATATTGACCGTATTGCTGACACCATCTGCTGATCTCTGTAGCTTAGTCCGCTGGTCTCATCTACGTCAATATGTCTATATTTCTTCATCCACTCGTGCAGTCCTTCGAGCTGTTCAGTCCTCCTCTCTCTATCCTCCTGGGATTCAATATCTTGAGTAAAATACCCATGTCTTTTACCATTTTCTATAAACTCCTCCAAGCTTTTTTCATCCCCGGATTTAACTATATCCATAATTTTCTTATTTTTCAACCGCCATTGCTGGGGCTGAAGTCTGTCCTGGGTGCCAGTCTGTTTCTCATGTTTCGACTTCTCTTCCGTGGTAAATTCATACGGAATATCGGGTTGCGGCTTAGCAGATTTCAATTCCGGGAATATCAGTGAATGTAGATAGTAGTTCTCAAGAGGTAAGAATGGGCACCTTTTAATTTGAGCAATTATATGCCGCAATTCGTCATTAATTTGAATTAACCCCGGGAACAAAAATTCAAGATCTATATTTATTGAATTAATGCCAGTCCTCCAATATACATTGCCTTTGGTACGAAGGGTTGGAATCCCGACAATATTATTCTGTTCGGTAAAAGCAATTGATGTAGGAGGCACTGTTAACCACCGCGTTCCAAATTTAAATGATCCTGGCTTCTGCGCCAATGCAACTAGGGCGTCAGTTTTTTCTTCCTCAGCAACGTCTTCGATTAATTCGTAGCTTGTTTTGTAAATATCGAGAGGAATCTGAGTCGCAATTGTTTCAGTATATCCAGTAATATTATCACTTATAATACTATAGGAATTGGCACCTGGCTTTTTTCCTTCAATAATCCCCTCACTTTTACTTTCCGTCTCCAAAAGTGGACCCATCCCCTCTGATCCCTTCCGGATTCCTATATGCAAATGATACGTGCTGGTCTTTCCTTTCCCCGTACTATGAAATAAAACTTGGGCGAGCTGTCCACCATATACAGTATGCAGCCAATTATCAATCATTGCCTGCTCCCATCTATTATATCGCCCAACTACGGCAATATCCACGGCGTGCCCAGTCAGGTGATAGCTCGTTGAACTTCCTCCAATACCGGCGTTGTATTCAACACCCCGTCTTCCAGAAGTAATAATAATGTGATTCATCCCTCGATCTTGACACCGTCGGTTCAAATAATTTAGTAGGTCAAGAAGAGGTTGCACTATATTTCTGCTGTCATCCGGATTGCTGAATCCACCATGGATCCCAGGTCGCCACTCAAGAGGAATATACGTTTTCATAATTATGTCCTTAAAGGATTCAGTTGTAATCCAATTGGAGATGGATTTTTCCAGTTTTTCATGGGAGATGGAGAGCTATTATTGAAAATAGTTGTATTCTCCCCAGTCAAATTTTTAAACAGGGATTCGAGCGCAGTCTCGAGACTCTGAATATCAATAGGTTTGGTAAATCTCCCCGAGATTCGGATTTGGTAATTCATATCAATGTTATAGCTCAATTTCAATAATTTCTCAATTTATTCGGCCACTGCCCACTATTCCGTCTCATTGTTAAATTATTGTCAGAGCCAAAGTTAACAAGTAAGGGATCCATAATTTGGGGCCTAAATGTCCTCACTGGATGAGATGTTGGATCATTTGGAACCACATGAATGGGCGAAGGGAATATTGGACGCGAAATGTTGAAACTAGTCGGAATTATTGGATATCCGTCTTTGTCATATAAATTATCATGTGGCAAGAAAATTGGAGCGATAAGGGCAGCCAATGCTATTGCAATCCCACCTTTTTTTCCATGCCGTTTGAAACTATCAAGGAATTTTTCCTTGCCCCAGAAATCTAGGATGGCGCGACTTTTTCCTGTGGGGAGTTCCACACTCGGTCCCCACAAAGCCAATTGCCCACCTGTGATAGGGGAGCGCTTCATCCCAGAGCTGATCAAGTCATTGATTTGTCTTCTCACCCCAAGGCGACCCAATTCGGTGTGCCAATCTTTAAATTGTGACCAAAGTTGCTCTGCATCCTTGTCCAAATATTTCGTCATGATCGTTTTTGATTCAGCAGCCGTTGGCTCGATAAATGCCCGAGTCAAAGCCTCTGCATCCGCAAGCGGAATTTTTTTGAATGCGGTAACTTTCCCAACCAGTTGATCATACAAATCCAAGTATTGTTGGGTCAACTTTCCGCCAAATAATCTGCCGGACGCTCTCATTCTCATTGTTTCTCGATAAGAATACGCTGTAGCCGTCTTTGTAAGCATATTAGAAAGATGTAGCTCCAATTCTTCACCCGGAAGGCTAATCAACTTTCCTGGAAGATCAATAGATGGTAATCCCTTCATAAACTGGTGCAAATTCATCTTCCGGAACCTCATCTCATCGCCAACTCCTAATTTAATTTCCTTTGGAGTTACTCCCGGCTTGGCTTCCCTCACCCAAATACCCTGGCCATAGACATTGACATTCATTGTCTTTTCGAGTTCTTGAATTTGCTCAAGCTCTTTGACAAGTTGCTTCTTGGTTGCAGCATCTTTGCTGGTTTCATATTCAAGAACATTGGCATGCAACTTTTTTATTCTTTCAGCTAATGTTTTATGTGCCTCGCGATCAATATGTTGCTTATTCACAAGATCCTTCAAAACCTGCTCCTGGTCTTCCGGTGTAAGATTCGCAAATCCTAGTGGCGCAATATCCCCGTCAAAATCGAAATGGGCCATCATAGCCTCTCTAAGCTGAAGACGCATCCCAGCGGCTTGATCCCTTCTGACGTCAATTAACGTATCAAAAGCTGCGAATTTACTTTCTGGTGGGATTCGAATAAGGGTCCCAGCCAGCAGTTCCTCGCCTTTACTAAGGGACTCTCTAAATGCCAATTTATTTGGATAAATCGATCCTGTGCCACCCCTAAATTTTCCGGTGTCTGGCCCGATTTTTATCTGGTGAGCATCCATGGCCTTATTAAAATACTCCTCTCCAATCGACTCCATGGACACACCCTGGACTCCAAATCCCGTAGTTATATGAGCGAACATATCCTGCGGCAATCCCAATGCCTTGGCCATTCCTGGAGGGAATGCCATGGAAATTTTACCTTGTACTCCTGGAATAGTCGGCTTGGTAAGTTTTATATAGGCGGACTTATCGGTCAATAACATATTTCTATAATCTTCAACTCTTGCAAAAAATTCCCGTTCGGCAAGTTTCTTCGCCTCTTTATCTTCGATTAACTTATAATCGGCAGCCATCACAAAGAGGTTTTTAAATGTTTGGATTTCCTTCCCAACTATTGTATAAGGGTCCCCACTCTTTGTAACTTTCGCTGGGGCACCCCGAATAAATGATAATGCTGGTCTGGGAACATAAACTGTCTTCTTCCCTATATTAAATTCTGCTATGGTTGGCTGCTGTCCGTACAATGATTCCAAAGTTTTAGGATGCATATAGGCATTCATGCCCATGGGCCTCAGTGTATATTGTTTCAAATAACGGCCAGGAACTTCTTCGAGAGAATTAAAAATTTCTCCAGTTTCAACACACTTAATTCTGAAGGATTTATCTTCTATAATCCCAACTTCTTGCTTAAATCCCAAGTGAGTTGTCATAGGGTCAAGATTTATTTCCGAAGCTTTTACAATCGGATAATGGGATTCCGGCAAAACACCATATCTTAAAAGGGGTTGAATGTTTGACATATAATTCATCATATCACGTTGCTGGGGGGTAAATGATCGCGCCAATCTTTGTCCAACTGGTCCTGATATAACTAATTCACTTAGACGAGGAATTGCAACATCGGTTCCCTTTGCGTATAATTCGCCGGCCTCATATGCCCTCGATGCTGGGGTAACTTCTAAAACCCCCCAAGAACCACCAAAGAGCTGAATCAAAGAAAGATGACCTTTCATTAAGGTTCCGGATTTCCATCGCTCTAATTCTGCTTTGGTAAAAAACTTGGATAATTCACTTTTTGATAGCTGATCATGCATTTCTACCTCTATTTTCTCTCGGAATGCATTTTGTTCAGCCCGGGACAGATCAGCAAACACTAACTTTTTGGGGAATCGTCGACCCCACTCAGTCGATAACATCGATTCAATTTGGCCCTGAGTCCAATAGGGCAGGCGAGGATCATGCCTAGAATATTTAACTCCAAACGAAATCATCATATGCCGGATCTTTTGGGAATATTCTTTCATGAATTTAACCCATCCACCTTCGGAAAATTGCAACCAGTTTTTTTCGATTTTCCCAAGATCCAATTTTTGCCACTCTTTACCTGTTATTTCATCTATAAATTGAAGTTTGCCTCGGTTAACTTGCCAATCTAATTTAATTCCCCCCATCGAGTTTATCTTACTTACAAAAGTCTTAACTGTTTCGAAAAATTGAAATGTCTGAGCTGGGGTTAATTTCGAATGAATTGCTTGAAAATTCCTGGTTAATCTCTGAATTTGCCCCAACATAAATGACATCCTACCGCGTTTTACAAGATCTTTACGAAGAACCGCATCAACCCATGTAATGGATCTCAGTCCCTCTACAGGGGTCAACATCCCCTTATGTTCACGGGCAAAAACTTTCATTGGATGCCCATACTTTTCAGGACGGCTCGCCGTCTGGAGACGAATGGCTATTTCCTTGTTCTCATTATTGTATTCAATGTTCTCGATTGTTGACATCAATGGAGTCGAGGTATTAAATGTAAATCCTTCTGCTTCTCCAAGTAAGGTATACCCAGGCAACCATTCCTGGAAATGAGATCCCTTTTGATATGACTTCGCCATTTTCTGTCTTAATTTAGATAAAACTATTTCACGCTCTCTCGGACTCCTTGTTGATTTTATTTGTTCAAAATATTCTCTGAGTTCGGGTATGAGCTTCAATTTGCCCGTATGCGGAATTCTAATCTCTTTTGTCCCCATTTTAATTGCCATTTCATCCGCAGCCTGAAAATCTATTAGGCCTGCACTTTCTGCAGTTAATGGATTAAAAATTGTTAATGTATCTATCGATTTAAAGAGCTCGCCATGCTTATCAGCAATCTTCTTATACGTTTTCGTAATCAAGTCGGGAACATCTTTGGTAATTAAGTGCGCTGAAACCCATTGTTGATAAAATGGCCGTGTTGGATCTAAGCCTAACCTAGTAAGGGGAGCTAAATCTCTGATATCAAATTTTGTAAATTTACCTTGCAAAATTTGAGCTGGAGAAAGTGAGGGGAAATTAGATCCCAGTGCTCTGGTTGTCCAGTGATTGATACCTATTGGATTTATTGAGCGGGTCAGGGCTCTATGATAAGACAATAACATTGCATTCAAATCACGCATCACTACAGATGAATGCAAATTAATATCTTTCGCAATATCCTGAAAGACCTTATTTGCTACAAGTACATCAATTGATGCCTCGTGCATTACCAGATCCCTTATTTGTTTTTCGGAAACTGCCTTCATTAACTTACCATGAAATCCAGGATCTTTGTCCTTCAAGATAGACATTAAATTGCGATTCTTTTTAAATAATTCAATAACTTTTTTATTAAGAATCAAATCTTTTTTCGAAGAAGTTGGCACAAAGATTTTACGAGATCGCCCAACGGATCTAAGAGAAACTGAAGCTTGAACATCTGGATCAATAGCTTTTTGGAGATCCATCGGATCCCAAGTTTCTCCCAAATATGCTTTGGCCCCCAAGAATTGCTGCCCCATTACCCGATCCACATCGAATCCAGCACTCCAAGCAGCAACTGGAAGCTTTCCTCCTTTGGCATTTTTCCGCAGGAATTCTTCCAAATCTCTCCGAATCTTACTAATAGGTTGTCCAATTTCATCGAATTCCTTCATAACTTGTTCTCTCGTTTTTCCCTTGAATGACAACTTCAAATCAACTTCCGGAAAAGCATAGTTGGTATTAATGCTTCGAGGATCGATTTTTCCTGTATACCAATCAACGACTGCGCCATTTTCAATTATACCTACGGTCACTTGATGCGGCAGGTAATTCGTTTTTGTTCCGAATGTTTCAAAATCTATAAATGCATATCTATTTGGTAATTTTAACTTTCCTCCACCCTCCAATAGAAGTAATTTAAGTTTTTGCATTTTTTTGAATCGATCAAGCACCACACGCCGCTCATCTTCAGTTCTGAATCCACGTGTAGGCGACAGATAGCCGAGTCTAGCATCCTGGATTATATTCTGCTCAATGAAATCATGGACTGGGCGCCCCGATTCGATGATTAATCTTTCATCAATCGGTTCCTTAATCAATGCATTAATGGATCGTTCACCTCCACGGGCATCTCCATCCATAACTTTATGCCAAACTTCACTTTTGAATCTCTTATTCAAATTACGAATCACCGACTCGTAGATATCAGATTCAATTCGTTCTATTTCTGGGATAAGCGGCTTAATGCCTCGGTATCTCTGAGGGATGTACCCGGTCCCATTGATTCTTAATCTCCCACCACGAGCAAGAGGAATTTTCAGATTAATGATCTCCCTTTTGCCTTCCTCTTTAGTTTGAATAGATAATTTAATCACGGCCTGTAAGTTGAATGCATTATCGCGAAGGGCATACGTAATTCGAGGTTTTGTATGGGCAAGTTCATTTAGATGCTGCCTTAGTAATGGGTCTATAGATTCGATTGCAGCCACAGCTTTGGAATCGACCCTCGCTCTTCGGAGTTCCTGAAGAAATGATTTATAATTTGTATAAGATAACTTGATGCCCGTATCACTAATCGTTTTCCCTGCGGGTTGGAGTCTCGCTCGTCTCTCGTCTATGATAGTGGTTGGATCAATGCGCTCCAAAACTTTTGGAATCTTTAAGTTTACTATAGTTTCCGGAGTTTCATTTTGTAATATCTGCGCCAATCTCCTAGCTTCCTGAACTTGTTTCTTCTGCATATCCCATAGCTGTCTCATCAAAACAGGATGTCCAGCTTCGCTCTTCAGCATTTCCGGACTGATAATTTCAGAAAATTTCGAATATATCAATAGGCGAGATTTTTTAAATCTATATCGTTCAAGCTGTTGTTTAAGAACACTTTGTAAATGTTTAGATTCTTCAACATTTTCAAGCAACTCGTTGAATACCTCCTGGGTTTTTTCCACATTGGATCTTACCAAGTCATAAGTTACCGGATTAAATTGTCTAATTACCTGCCGCTTGAATTCTATCTCTTCCGCTTTCATCGGAGTCGGAAGAGCTGAGCCGATTGAGTGAATAGTTTTCATATCGGCATCGGTGAGAAATTCTATTACTGATTTGCTTTTTTCATATTCTACCGCAGTTTCTACCAACCTACGTTGGAGAGGGAGTTCTGGCTTGTCTGGTCTTGTAAGATATTTCCTTAGATAATCTTGAGGGTCTAAATCTTTAACAAATCCTACAAATGCTCGGGGCGAAAATTTCCTTCCAAGCTGTGGAGATCCATAATATTTTTTCCAAGCCAGGAACCCGCCACCTAATAGGACAGTTGGAAATAAATATCCGTGCCGATCTACAAACTGATCTTCTTCCGGATCATAAATAATTGGCATTAGAATCACCCATTAACATTTTGAAAATCCACATTGAGTGCAGACAATACACCCAGAATCACGATTCAATTTAGCTCCACAGTCGGGACAGAATTCCATAGTAAGATCTATATCGTGATTGGCATTTTGGCCATTACCAAAATGCTTATTCAAAACTTTGGCAATGGCATCCGGGATGGACATGACCAGTCCGCCCTCCTGATAGATGGGAGATGCGCCGCCAATTCCAATCAGTTGCTCGATGGTCTTTTCCACACTTATCCCGCTCCGAAGCGCCAGGGAGATCAACCTGCAGATGGCTTCGGTGTCGGCCATGGTGGAATATCCGGATTTTCCTATCTGGGCAAAAACCTCAAAAGGCTTTCCATTTAAGCTGTTGATGGTCACATAAAGATTCCCGTATCCGGTTTTAATCTTGTCAGTTATGCCGGAAAGGCAAGCCGGTCTCTCCATGGGAGCGATTTTCTCCTGCTCTTTTTCTTTTTCCTTTTTGGTGGATAACACTTGTGCCTCTCTGGATCCATCCCGATAGATGGTCACCCCCTTACAACCCAATTGGTATGCTAATCTATAAGCAGTCTCCACGTCCCCCACCGTGGCTTGGTTGGGGAGGTTTATAGTCTTGGAAACTGCATTGTCCGTATACTTCTGGAAAGCGGCCTGCATTCGCACGTGCCATTCCGGTGCTATGTCATGAGAAACCACAAATACCTTTTTGACGTCCTCGGGAATCCCGATGAAATCGGGATCCTGAATCGATCCCTTCTGGGCAATTTTCTTCATCAAATCCTTGGTGTCAAAACCTCTCTTTTTCGCCTCTTCTTCAAAGAAGGGATTTACCTCCACCAGTTTGGTGTTGTCCATCACCGTGCGGATGTAGGAGATGGCAAAAAGCGGCTCAATCCCGGAGGAACAACCAGCGATGATGCTGATGGTTCCTGCCGGCGCAATGGTGGTAACGGTGGAATTGCGCATGGGGATTTTTTTCTCGTAATAGACGCTTTTCTCCCAATTGGGGAAGTTGCCCCTTTCTTTTCCTAATTCAGACGAAGTCTGGTGAGATTTTTCTTTGATAAATCCCATCACCTTATCAGCTAACTTCACCGCCTCAGTGGAATTATATGGAATCCTTAACTGAACCAACATATCTGCCCAACCCATCACCCCCAAGCCGATTTTCCGATTGGCTTCGGTGTTCTTTTTAATTTCTGAAAGCGGATGATTGTTGGCGTCTATCACATTATCCAGAAAATGAACCGCCTTTTTGACCGTGGTTTCCAATTTGTCCCAATCCACCTCCATAACAGTGGTGGGTGGGGTCTGATCACTGACCACTGACGACTGACCACTGACTTTAAGCATCTTGGAGAGATTGATGGATCCTAAGTTACAGCTTTCGTAAGGCAAAAGGGGCTGCTCTCCGCAGGGGTTGGTGGATTCATATAATCCAACTTTGGTAATGGGATTGCCCTGATTCATCTTATCCAGAAACATCATCCCTGGTTCACCGGTTCTCCAGGCATGTTCCACGATCAAGTCGAAGATCTCTTTGGCCCTATACCGAACTGGTTTATCGTTCAAATTGTATTCTTTTCCGGTGCGGGGATCGATCAAATCGTAGTACTTATCCTTTTCCATCGCCTTCGTGAAGGCATCGGTGACAGCCACAGAGATATTGAAATTGGTAAGTTCTTTCAGATCGTCCTTGGAACAGATAAACTCCAGAATGTCCGGATGATCCACCCTCAATATTGCCATGTTAGCTCCACGTCGCGTCCCTCCCTGCTTGACCGCTTCAGTTGCGGCATTGATAACTTTCATGAAAGATATGGGACCCGAAGCCACCCCGCTGGTGGATGCCACAGGCGAATTTTTGGGTCTTAATCTTGAGAATGAAAATCCGGTTCCGCCTCCGCTTTTGTGAATCAGGGCAGTATCCTTCACCGCAGTGAAGATGGATTCCATGGTATCTTCGATCGGTATGACAAAGCAGGCGGAGAGCTGGCCCAGAGGTCTACCCGCATTCATCAGGGTGGGGGAGTTGGGCATAAATTCCAACTTTGCCATCATCTCATAGAATTCTTCTTTGGCCTTCTTTATCTCAGATTCGGTAGCTCCATAATCCTTATCCGCAGAAGATATAACCTCAGCCACCCTCCAGAAGAGCTCTTCTGGGGTTTCGTCGACCTTTCCGTTTTTGTCCTTCTTAAGATACCTTCTCTCCAAAACCTTGATGGAATTAACGGTCAGGTTTATCGCAGAAATTTTCATAGTTTTTCCTTATGTAATATTTAAAGATATGTGGGCACCTTTGCCCTGAGATTTTGTAACGGTTACATTCGAATTCATTACGCCATACCTTTGTAAAACATTTCGAATAAAATTCTTTATGTCGCCAGCATCCAAATCTTCCTGACCATATGGAACTCCAGAAGGACTAGAAATATCTATCGGCTTGATTGCATATGGGGAATTATGCATTCTTAATTCCTGTGGTTTCCATCCCAATCCAAAGTCAAAATTATCAAGTCCTTCATTCTTAACGGTCTTGAGCTGAATATCTTCCAGAGGAATATCTTCTCTCCACCCCATCCAATCTTCTGCTGGCATTCGGAATTTTGGATTATAGTCCTCTATCATGGGATTCGTAAATTTCTTATCTCCAGACCAATAATGTTCCAAAAGCGTCCTCATAGTCGGTGAAACTCTTTGTTTAATTCTATTTTGCTGAGCCTTGTCCTGAATAGAGGCGAACGACCAGAAAAATGGTCTTTCCATGTACGGCACTGCTCTATAAAATTCAGCTGGGGTGCTCATAGGAGTAATCCCATAGATTGTCTCCCTTGAGCGCTTAAGATATTCCGGATCCCCGGTTTGTTCATACAATTGATTATTCTTTATATATTCCAAGGCATCAAAATATTCATCAATTTCCCGAATTCTCTTAACTTCTCCTGGGACCCAAGTTCCTCGACCGGCAACAGCTCTCCCTCCGCCATATAATAGTCCAGCACTCACACCAATGGCGGCGCCGGGGGGACCAGCAAACAGCGCACCTGCGAATCCAAGTTTTGCCGCAGCTTCTGCAGGACCAGAAGATAATAAGAAGCTATGCCACCATGGTCTTATATAATCATGGATGGGTCTAGACCAGTTTCCACTGAAACTGCCTCCGATCTGTCTCTCATACATTTGTTCACTTGTGTAATATGGTAGCAGTTTTGAGTGCACCACTGGGATGTCAAATTCTAATAGTCGTTCATATGCCGCTCCCATTAATCTTTCGACAACATTATATTCTGCCGCTGCCTTGATATTCACATTCTGAGACATCAAATTATAAATTGGATCAGGCGTAAGCCATTTTCCATGACTAAATCGATGAGGATAAAAATCAAACTTCCGCATAATTGCGTCGTGCTGCCTGCGCGATTCATTTACTTTAACCCGATCTTCTTCATCCAACAATCCAAATTTATCTAACATCTTACATTGCTTCAAAACCTTCTTATATTCTGGACTCCACGGAGCCGAATTTGCCAACACCTGCAATCTATCTGGATAAGAATAGGATTCTCCAACCTGACCAATTCCCTTGAGTAGCATATCCGATGCTAATTCTCGGGCTTCATTCATTCTTGCCATGTCATTATGAAATCGTTCGGAGCTGTATTCCACATAGAAGGATTTAGTTAGTTCTGGATTATCCGAGGCGACATAGAGTATTTGTCCATGTCTCCGTTTCATCTGTCTCATGGCAAAATTAAGTTGAGCAACGTGCGCGGGCTTCGGTTGCTGCATAAATCCAAGCTTTTCAGAAGTGGTCGCCTTTATCTGCATCAATTCTGGGTTCCCTGATTGATTCATTATTATAGCATCAACAGTTCCCTCCAATTTATTCCAAGGATCAAATTGAAAAACATCCTTGCTCAGCAATTGTCTATTCATCAGTAATTGTTTTTGAACCAACTCTTTAATGAACGAGTAATGATATTCCTCTTCTCTCTCTGGTCTAATCAGCTTCAGCATCCTCCCAGCAGCTTCTCCTGGTTCGTATCCGAAATATTCTAGGTCAACTGGGAAATTATGACGCACTTTGTAAAGTTTCTCATGAGCTCGGGATGGTAATAATATCAAACCCCCTTTGATTTTTGTATACGGATCTCCGAATTTGAAATCTTCCGGCAACCACGTCGGAGCCAAATTACGAATTGGATTTACCAAATTTTTAAATCTTTCTCTTGGATACAATCTTCTCCAGGCTTCCGATGCCAGCCCACCCCCAGCCTGAAGGTCCCAAAATTGTCGGCCGAAACTGGTGATTGCAGATGCATCATCATATATTGGCGCATATTGACCGATGCCCTCTCGACCTAATATTGCTTGTGTCATAAATCCCCGAAGTCCAGCCGCTTCAGTAAGTCTATAGAATGACTCTCCCAACATTCCCTTCATACTCACAGATGGGACAGTATGCCTAGGAGCAAAATAGCCTGGGCGGGCTTCATGTAGGGGTGGCATTGTATTCTTATTATATCCCGGCAGAATCCGGTTCTTCGTCTCCACATCAAATCCCATCTGGGCAGCAGCTAATTCATCTTCATGCATCATAGTCTGGGGTTTTAAGAGTCTTCCAATCGTCATATCTGCTACGGATCCGATTATTGGAATGTCGCTAAACAATGGAGCCGTCGTGGGATAAGGTCTATCGTGGTACCGAACACGCTCGTAGTGGTACGAATCGGTTATTGCACCCAAAGGACCAGTATATAATAGCGATTCTAATTTAGTCCCCAAGGCAGCATCCGTGTATTTATATTGACTTACAATTTTCGTATACCAACTTGGTTGAAATGATGATATTCTTCCTCCAAAATACGACAATTTTGAGGTCTCCCAAAATCTGCCAGACCTGACAGGTAAAAGCTTTCGTCCAGAATAAACATCTCGAAGTTCATCCGCAGATCTCGTAAGATCTGGGAGTCCAAATCCTGTTGCAGCCGCGGCTCCTAGTCCAATCATAAGTCCCGGTCCCCCACCAAATCTTCTTCCTAAGAGTGGAAGGACGGCACCCCTAAATAGTTTTGCGGCTGGGGATTCCATAGAGCCAGGCATAAGACCTTCCATATGTTGAGCAAAGTCTGTTATTCCCAATGTGTCAAACACTTCGGCCCTAGCAAGATTGGCTTTCCCGATTGCCTGCGCCCCAGCGGATGTCAAACCATCATCAAACATGGTGTGGTCTAAGAGTGGATTTACCGTCAGGAAGGTATCGAGGGCGCGGTAACCATAAATGGCAGCGGGAATAGCCAAAGCGCGTTTCCATAAGAATTTTTTCATAAATTCAGCGTTTGATCTATAATGTAAATCCAGACCAATCCATCCTAATGTCATATTGAATGGCCTAATTGCCCATCTATGAAGGAGCATGCTTTGCTTGGTAACATATGGCTCGTAATTTATTTGGGTTGCGGAATCAGAAATCCTAAAGAATTTTTTAAAATCGCTTTTAAGCATGTCCCCAAATCCTGGGGCGGCGCCAAAAAGATCCTTTGGAGCAGCTGGAGCTCCATGACCTTGAACCCTCCATATCTCATCTATGGGTCCCAAAAATCCTTGGATCTCAAGGGGAACAAGAGTGTCCTTCATGAATCTATTTATTTTCATAGATTCCCGAAGAGACTTATAATCCAATTTAAATACTTCCCTAAGCAAACTTTCATTTGGGGTAATAATATCCCTAAGATGCCCGACAGTATCCAAACTATTGATTACTTCCTGATCACTATATACATTCAGATAATCGGACATAGGCCTATTAATTTTCATACTAGTAAATAATGATTTTGCCTTAGATTTTTCCCTTTTGGCCAGGAGCGTATCATCAATGGATTTGAAAATTTTATCGTAGACGCCTTCCGTGATCTTTCCAGCCTGGCTGTAATTTTCCAATGTCTTCTTAAAATACTGCCCCATCAGATAATCTTCCACGGTCAAATTGCTAGACTGTTCAAGAATACTTGATCTTGATCTTAATAGGAATTCTCGATCAGGGCCTGTAAGATTTTGGACATCGTGGAGTGCTCGGCGAACTTGTTGAATGGTTCTTTGGGAATATGTTTCTGGTAGTGCATAGTCAAATAAGGATAGATCGTCAATTACCCTATCTATATTTGCATCATTTAAAATCTTCTTAGCCTTCTTTGCATCAACGCCACCTAAGATATCAAGGACTTTCCCTCTGAGACCTTGATTATTATGAAAGACTTCTAAAGCCGTTTGTTCTGATCCATATAAGTGGCGACCCACCGCTCTTGAATAATTTATAAATTCCTTCTGTTCTCGAGGACTGAGGATCTTATCGCCTTGGAGATGTCTGAGCATATTAACATATTTCCCTTTTTCATGCATCAATACGTGGGGGCTCTCGGGATTAAAATCTTGAATAATATATTCTTTAAGTCGCTTTCCTATGAAGTGAGGAGATCGGCCTAATTCAAACTTTTGCCGCAGATGTCCCAACCAACCAGTATGTTCATAATCAGTCTGACTTTCAACCAGACCTTGGAAATGTCTTCTTTCTCCAGCAGTAATTGTATCAACGCTGACTCTCCAATGTCCGGAAACTCTTTCGATAAGTTTCTCAGGGCTAAGCCTAAAAAGATGATCTCCAATCCTCATGAAATATTCCCCGACTTTGAGTTGCGGAGACCTAGTAACATTTAGATCGGCATTGGCTGCAGCCTCAGCCATCAATGCAGATTGTTTTTCATCAAGAATTCTGAATGCGGGACCTTTGCCCGGAATTCCTATTCTGGGAATTCCAGCAACCATCATTCGTCTGAAAGGATGCCAGCTAATAAACGGCACCTTCCATTTCCCCATTACATCTATTACCTTGCCAGCCGCAAAGCTAGCATTGAACATTGAAAAATTGCCTTTTCTAAGGATATTTTGGCCATAATATAATTCTTTTCCTCCAAGCAACTTTAAAGCATTATTTGTAGTTTCCGGATCCCATTGGGCTTCTTTCGCATATCTCTTAATATATGATGTAGTTGACAACCTACGTGGAGCCCAATCCGCCGGCCTCTCCGGAGTTTTAAGTGCATATTCTATAAATGTCTGTTTTGGTCGCCTCTCAAATTTTGCAAGAACTTCATCAAATGCCTTTTTGATTTCAGTATTTCTAGACATTTCGCGGAGCAGTGTGGGATCCTTCCTCATACCAAGAACACCTAGGATCTGAGTAAGTTGCTGCTCCATTTTGAAATAGGGTTTCCTCTGGACTTTGGCATCTTTTACGATATCAGAATACAATCTGATAATATCCATTGAATGCGGAGCCTTGCGATCTCTGATGCCACGTTTGAGTTCCTGAATCGAAGGCCATGCTCCACGTCTGCGAGTAGCCCAATGCTTAGAAATAGACGCATGCCATTGAGCACCTTTTATGTGCAAGGTTTCAACGGCTTTTGTAAATCCCTCTCTTACGTGTGGGAATTCGCGGACGCCCAATTGGGCACTTCTTGCAGCTACGGCTCTGCCATATCTAAGCACCCGCAAAGCACCACTAAATGCTAAATCAATTGGAGCAAATTCGATTCCAAATCTGACCATCCCAGCGACATGTCCGGGTATATTATACCATGCTGGTTTCAGGTGTTCTGGTCGCGCCTTTGAAAATAGACCCAATGCTTGATCCGCAACATAAAACCCAGGGATCATCTTGGCATATCGTTCGCCCCATTTCCCAGCAGCGGCCATGAAACGGGCAGAAAATGCCCCATCGGGTTTCATGAATGTTTTTAAAGCCTTGAGTCTTTGATCAAGAGATTTTGGGTGATGGCCATGCTTTAATGCGGCGTACAGTTCTTTCTGGCGTAAGCCTAAGTCCCTATAATAATACTGCCGCCTGGATTCAATTTGCTTTGCAAAGGTAGTTGTAAATTTGGCTCGAGCTCTATGAATTAAGGGTATTTCTTTTACCGTGGCGGCTATTCCAATATCCTTGGGAGCCAATACTCCAAATTCCCTAGCTTCAGCCCGGCCACTTCTTATCGCCGCAGCTCTTAAATTCCTATAGGATTTAGCCCATGCCGGGGCTTGAACTGATCTTACTACTCTTGCCAAGTTGCGAGACAGGGCTTTGCTCGCAGCAGAAGACCCACGAACCGCCGCCCCCCTGATGACCACAAAAGCCAGGAGTGAAAACGCCCCAGCCCCTATAGTTTTCAAAGGACTGGGTAGTTGCCGATCCCTATAATCCAGATTCTCTCTTTGCTCGTAAAAATAGTCTTGGTACATAAGTATTAATGAAAAAGGCGGGGGAATCATCAAATCCTCCCGCCATAATTTTATATCATGAAATTATTATCTCCCCAGCCTACCCATTATAATTTCATCGGCTCAGTTGTGGCTTCCTCATAACCGGAAACTTTGAATATTTCTGCGTTCAACCTATCAACGACTCCACATGGGACACTATCTAATTGCGAACTAAAATCCTCCGGCCAGAGGACACATGTGGCGACCGTCCGCTCCATCGATTTGCTTTGGACAAAAGTCATTTTTTCATCGTCAGTTAATTCATTATTTGACTCCAGCTCTCTGATTGTTTTCATCTCGGCAACTTGAAGTTCCCTAAGTTCCCCCACGCTCAAGGGTTTATAAGCATAAAACTTATCATTAATCTTAAGACAAAAAACATCCTTGAATTTTTCTTTCCAGCCATTCATCATTTCCGCAGTAAACGGGTATGTCCATTCTGTCTGTTCTTCTTTCTGATCCACAGACATCATTCCACCTCCTTTAATTGATTAATTAATTGATTAAGCCATCGCCTATCAGATATATAGACCGGGATATGATCTTCGATTGCAGTACTATTTTTCTTGCATCTCTTAAATGAATAAAGTATTTCATCCGCAGCATGTTCTTCGGGTTCAACCCAATGCGGACTTTTATTAACTTCAACACACAAGTAATTTCTTTTTTCTTTTGAATGATAATAATATACACCAGTTTGGAAATCCATAATTTACCTTCCTTCCTTAGTATTGATATTGAATAATTATGCCATCGGGCGGCCAATTCCCGGTACTATCTGATTCAATGCATGGAGAAATGGGGTAACAAGGATAGCATGGATGGCTCCACCATCTGTAGGGATTTACTTCGTCAACAAAAATTTCGCCTTTAGAATCACAAACCGGGCATTTATGAGGAATTTCATTCCCATCCGAATCTTTGCAAATTATATAACATTTTCCTTTGCACGCGGGGCATATCTTCCAACTCATTTCATTCCCTCCTTAACTTATTAGGTTTTTTCGTGTTCAGATCTTGATAAGGTTTCGAATCTTTATGTGGCGTAAGTTTCTTTATTTGGCTTCTATGTTTTGCCAATGCAATTTGCAAATCATTTTTCGATCTGGCAATTCCTGAAGCCTGTTCCGGCAAAATAGGAGTTCCATCTCCAACAGTCCCTGGAACTTCCGGTGGGGAAAGAATTTTTTCAGCTTGAGCTAGTCTTGTCATCAATCTATCAAAATTGAATTCATATATGTCTTCGGGTTTATAGGATGGAAATGCCGAACAGATAATCATAATAACACTTTCTATACTATCTCCACTATTCAGGTCCTTTGATATCGTATCCAACGTTCCAGCAATTACATTATCATCTGCAAATTTGGAAGCAACCTTATAAATTTCATTGCCTAATGATAGGATCTCGCCCGCTAGTAGGCTTTCTTTCGAAGGATGAAGCAATAAGGTATCGACCAAGTATGCGCTGGCATTCAATTTTGAAAATTCAAACTTCTCCAGCTTCATCCATTCGCCCAAAGTAGGATCTCTAAAAATATAGGTCTTACCACGTAAGTTTGATAAATAAATATCCGTATATTTTCTTTGAAGTTCTACGATTTTACTCAATCGACACATTTATGATAAATTCAGTTTTAAGAGAAGATGAAATATTAGTAACGAATGAAAAAGTGGTCTCAGTTGCCCTGGCAGCATCTTTAATAACCTCATGTATTTTGCTGGCAAAATAATTGAGAAGATTCTTTCTGGTAACGGGGCCTTTTTCAATAATTCTAGTTTCATTTTCTGGATTATCAACGGTCCAATCACTTGGAATTAATATTTCCGACCTTATAAAATAAGTTTTTGAATTTTTGTCCTCCCTCCTTAAATCCCAAATTTTATCTTTTATTGACAGAATCATGCTTGTTGGCTCTTCAAAAAATTCCCTATTGCAGTGATCAAATGCGGTGAGAGGAACTGTAAAATTAAGAACAGTTGGGCTCCTTCCAATTCTGTCTGTAGGAATATTCGGTTTATCAAATCCCTTATAGTTGGACATGGGCTGATCCATATTCCTAGCAAAGAATGAATATGTCTCGATAATGAATCCAGCATTTGGATCTATAGATTGGGCACTACCCAGGATATGCACATCATTTAGCGTTTTCAATGTATGTTCAGATTCAGAATTATTTGGATTACCATATGTGACTAATAAATTAAACCCTTTTCCTGCAACATCATAGCCTATTCCATATGAATCAAATCTCTGTTCCTTATCAATTTCGTCAGGCCTTTTATATTGATTTTTATAGTAGTCTCCGATCCCCCAAATAGAATCCTCCATCGCATCACATAGATCATCAAAATTATCTGGCCCACCAAAAAGATCTTCTACTCGATTTTTTGATACGTATATTTTGCCCTTGGTTCCGTCTGGAACAACATTCCCTTCTTCATCTATTGTAAGTTCCTGAACTTGAGCAACCACCGGGGTAAGTCCAACGGAACCCGGTCCCATTTCATGTATGACCGACGCGCTAGGAAGTGCCCGCAGTTTTTTAATATTTGCGGCATAAGTCTCTGCATCATATTCCTGACCTTTGATATGTCTATTTATGAAATGCATTGTTGCAACATCTTTGAAGGCTAATGTAAATTCCCCATTGACAATAAATGTTCCTTCGGCAACGGCATCAAAGAGCTGCGAGGCAAATCCATACACCGGCATCTTATTCTGTGTAGCATTCCACGCAATAGCCACTAAATCAAGAAGAACATCGTTAATATACACCTTTACCTGTTGCCCGGAATAAAATTCGGTGTAATATTCTCTCAGCTTACGTAACTGCTTTAATCGGATTTGATCAAGATCAAACTTCCGTTCACTGGTTATATCAATGGATGACAATTTTTCTCCACTACGAAATTTATTCATAATTTGCTCCTATCGAATGTTATAGCTCAAATTCCCAATTTTCCCACAAAAAATGGCGGATATTAAAATTTATATCCGCCCGATAAGTTATTGAATATGAGTAAGATAGGAACTTATGAAACCCAGCTCGTTCCCAATAAACCTAAATCCTTCCTTCTTTCCTCAATTCCAAGTTTAACTTCTATGGTTCTCTTTTCTCTTCTCAAATTTTCAATTTGTGCCTCCAATTTCACAATTTCCAATTCATTTGCATCCATATCATTTTGGCTTCCGCCCGTAAGCTCAAGTCTAGTATTCTCGGAACTAAGAACCACTATTTGCGCGTATAGAACATCGATTTGACCATCCAATTCTTCAACATATTTTATATAATCCCCCTCAATATTCCTAACTTTCATTGGATTCAGAGATTCGAATCGAGCAGATGGATTAAATTTTCTAGCTGGAGTCCAGACTCCACCAGATTTCTTATACATCAGGTCGATTCCGCGAGCCTTATATGCTTTAACATTTTCTATGATCATATCATTGATCGACATAACCTGCCCATCATCAACAATTTCAAGTCCGTAGATAACCATAGAGGATAGATACCCATCCTCATTCATAAACGAAATTGTTACATCAAATGGGGGAATCTGATCCAATAGGAGCGTACTGAAATCATTATCAACGGTATCGTCCGGATATGTATTAAGAAGTTCTTCCAATACTTCCCGATCAAAAACTGTAAAGATTAATGATCCGGCCACCGTCCGAGGACCACGAGTAAAACATGGAGGATCTATTCTCCCTAAAAGCATGACTGCACTTTTCTCACGATGAATCGAATAGGAGATCGTCTGTAATTCACCCAACACTTTAAGCTGATCATGAATATAGGCGACAGCTGTAATATCAGCCCCAGTGAATGTGGTTATAGACTGTGGAGAATCATACGCCGCAGGCCGCAGATTTCCCACCTTCCCATATTGTCTATGTTGTATTTTCATGTCGAATTACATCGCTTGCTGAAATCAACAATTGTTAGACCACACCACTTTTTATTATTTATGCTTTTGCTGAGGTATATACCCCCTTCAACTTGGTGATCAATATTGTCTTTTTGTCGTTTACCGAAAGTGATATACATTACATCAGCTTTCTTATCGTAATTCCATGTAATCATTTTTCTTTATTACACCGCTTACTAAAATTTATTATAGTCAAACCACACCACATTCCCGTACCAGCATCTTTACGAAGCAGCATCCCTTCTTCTACTTCATGACAAACGGCAGGTTTGGGTTTACCAAAGGATATATACATAACGTCCGATTCCTCATCGTACGTATATTCAATGATTTTTTTCATAAATTTATTTCGGCTGCAGGAGGACCATGGGGAGTGGCCCTCCCACAACCGTGGCTGGAGGATCCATGAAGAAGTTTTCCTCCAAATAAATGCTTTATTCACCGGGGGCTGTAAATGCTCCACCTCCGAGGTTGCGCCACGGTGAATAGTTAGGTCTTTCCAGGTCTTGAGTTGACGGGCTAATGGTTTCCGCCGGGATCATACCCTGAATATGTCTGCACACAAAGGTCATATTAGTCTCATTTGTTAGATCATCGATAGAGATCCCATGACCTTCATTCAGAATTTGCACCCCCATCAGTCTCTCAGTTGCCATTTGTCCTGTTTCATTCGCATACGCAATTGTAATATCAAATGGCGGAATCTGATCAACATATATTGGATTTGCAAGTCTGACCCCTAATCTTCCTTCACCAGCGATTCCACTGATTTCATCTATTGGCTTCCAACCTACACTTTGAAAGTCGTCATTCTTCGCTACATACGTGGACTTATCCATGATGTTCCTCAAAGCGTGCCTATCAAAATTGTGCATTACCATGGTTCCAGCTATTCCTCTTTTGCCTTTGCTAAAACTTCTCGGATCAGCAGAACCTGTAGTATAGATAGGAGCAATTTCTCTGGTAATAGTATAGGAAATACCAATGAGTTCAGCTATAACGATGTTATGGAAGATGGCTTTAAGATCCGCGCCCGTAAAAGACGTATATGTTCGTGTTACTGAACTAGTTTCCAATCCAACTGGCATAATTTATTAACCTCCTTTTGAATTATAATTCAGCTCGCAACTTTACAGTTACGCGAATCTCTCTGAGCTCGAACACAGGAACGAGCACGAGATCAATGTTTACAATTCCTAGTACTTGATCAGCAGCGGTAGATCTTATAGTAAAATCATATTCACTAAGAGCCGGAGGATTCATTTCGACCAATTTCTGGAGCGCCGAATTGATGGCAGTTTCCATAGCAGCTCGAATTTGTGGACTATTACCTTCACCCAAAAATGGTTCACAGACTGCACGGATTAGCGCCATCGATTCAAACACAGTATTCCTGGTCATTTCTCGTTGATAATCACTTCCAGATGGAGCAGCAGTAACTCCGGAAACAACGGCAATATCACCATCTTGCTTTTGCTTGAAAGTCACAAGTCTGAGTCTTGTCAATCGATCCAATTGACCATTTTCACCACCGGACATCAGATATCTTACATTCGTCACCCCAAACACTGTCTTATTACTCGGAGACGTATTTATTGGCAGTGCGGAAAGCAGTCCCCCATACAAACCTTCAGTAGTATTTGCATAAGGAATATATGCCGCCTCATTAGAGAAAATTAATTCTCCACCGACAATGGTCATATATTTGCTTCCGAAACTTGATAAGATATTCGCTGCCCGATTCGGATCGCTGGCATCTGTCACTGTGAGTCTTTCAACCCAAGCTCTGACATCTGCCGGCGTATTTCCATCAGCGGGTTTAGCCGACATGATTCCAGTGGTCTCACTGGTCGAACCGGTCAATTCCTCAAGATGATTATGAAGCAATGTATGAAATCCAGCATTGGTTTCCAGCGGAATGCCGGTTTCTGGATCATACACGATTTTGGTATCATCAAAATATATTCCAGCTAAAACTATGTATGACACTGGATAATCTTGGACAACTTCAAGAGCTTCGCGCAAAATCTCATACTTTTCATAGTTGCTCATATCAATTCCATTCGTGCCACCAGTAAGTGTTTTAACCGCACCATCTGATATCCACTCTGGAAGATAAATATAATCAAATCCAAGCAATACTCCAGAAGTATCCATAGCTCCGCTCAATTCCGGCTGAGTTTCAAGACTTGTGAATTGGACAATATCATTTTTTCTTCCAGTCGAACTCGTGACGACAAAATCAGCTCCCTCTTCCAATTTATTTTTATATCTATATCTGAAGGATGCATTTCCAGGAAGAGATTTACCAAATGTTAGTGTCTTTCCACTCACAAACCATGTATGCCAGTCATTACTGTTCAAACAGGCGGTCAAAGTTCCAGCCTCTGACGACAAATCCTCAATGCAAGAATCATAATCGCAGCTCAGTACGGTTCCAACTGCAGGCAAAACCTCCCCAGAACAGAAACTCACTGTAACTATTTCAGTTCCAGGGACATATTCGCACCTATAATGGCCAGATGGAATTTCATATTTAAGACTACTTTTTGTTCCATACAAATGGAACGTAGTCTGAAGAGCATCCAATTGAACATTAGAGCGAAGGGCACCAATAGCGCCATAGTTTGCCATATACATACTATCGGTCGCTAAACAGTATAGATCATCCACATAGCCATCATCGGGGCAAATCTCGGATGCAAACTCAAAAGCCAAAGTCCCGGTATCGGTTATGGTTGCTATGACAATTCCTCTGTAATGCATGATCAGTTGCGGGGTGGCATACTCGGCATCGGTGAAACTTCGATATTTTATCAGAGTAGTCGTTGGAATCGTAGCAACACCTTTTACAGGAATATGATCAAGAATGCAGTTGGTAAGTCCTTTGAGTTTCTTATTTGATTCTTTATATTCACGAACCTCATAAAGCTCATTGAATTGCACAATCAAATCACCAGCCGTGGGCACATTACAAGTTCCACCAGTGGTAGTAACATTCGATATGCAGCAGTTCGCATTATCATTATAAAACACTGGAGTTATTTCACTAAGTTGGATCTTCAAATATCCGTTGCTGTCATATGAAACACCCCGGTCACACCTGGTATTTGCTGGATCATTTGGATCAGAAGCGGTGAGTTCAAAAATTGCGTTCAATTCTTTAACTGTTGCTATAATTATGCTATTCAAATTCGAATCCGCATTAATGGCATCAGCTAGGTCTTCAACAGTATGGCAATCAACAATTGCGTCAAAATCTGTGTAATTAAAAGAAAACCAGGACTCCTTCGCAGTTTTCGGATTATAAATCACAATATATTGAGACGCAGGATGTAGGTCGCCATCACCGGTTTCAGCTCTGACCGAAACTTGATTATAAATCTGACCCGGGTATTTTGCAGTCAAACAGAACACATCCGGCATTTGAACTGCCGGAGCTGGTGTGCAATAATAAGATTCCTCGTCAACACTTTTCGCTGGAGGAGATATTCCGTACTCACCAGAAATATCAACTTCTTTGAAACACAATTGTGCTTCATTGCCGTTACTAATTCTCATGAGACGGATATCTTTTGCGCGCCTGTTCGCACGATTAGCTTCCATGGCTGTATGCAGGAGAGAACCTTTGCTAACATCGCCGAACACCTCGGCTGCCGCGCCTAGTCCACCTATTTCCGTTATTCTAATCGGAACATTAACAGGTCCATCACTAGACGTGCCAATGATCAGCAAACTCTTTCCAATATCAGCCTGAGCAGTAACTCGAAGATTGAAATCGATCAGGTTTGAACCTATCCGATTCAGTGAGCTATCGTTAAAAGGCATTAATCAAAACCTCCTTAATTACGATTTTGTAGTTAATTTTAGTCTTATTTCCTCTATTTTATGTCTTTCTAATTTATATATGGTTTCAGTTTTTACATAGTAACGCATCGGGATCACTGGAATTTTAAAATCTCTCAGTACTTCGTCTTCCGGCCTTTCGCTGAAAAACAGCTCCTTAACTCCAAATTCTTTAAATAATTGAGCATAGATGACCATACTGTGTTCAATATAATCGGCCAAAATCTCAGCCTGATAATGAGTTTTCTCCCAGCAATCAAACTGTACAATGTTATCAAAATCTTGAACTATAGTTGATATATAAGAATATCTCTTATTTTTTGCAACCTCCTCCATTGTCCGCGGTTTCACCTGTCGTTGCGAATTGAATGGCTTCCCCCGGATCGCAGCGGGAGCCCTTCGAACAACCTTCCAAGTGATAATTGCAGGTATTTTTGGAACTGGATTATCCAAAGTCGGAGTAAAATTCTTATTTTGTATGACAGCATCAGGATATGCCGGACATGTCACAATACTCGGAGAATCCAATTTCATAATGGCATAAAAAATTGCAAAAAAATCAGCTATATTTCCAGATTGACCTAAACGCAATCTCTCCGGATCAATAATGTTATCTGAGATCCATTCAGGTACTTCAGATAGGATAATCGGTTTAATTAGAAATCGTCTTAAATATTCTTCATAATTCATAATTCATCGGGTTCAATTATTTGTGCCCTTCTGCCGACACGAAACAAATCCAATATTCTACACGCCCATACTCCTGCTCTCTTAGGGGAACTATAGTTATAATATTCCATTTAGCTACGAATGGCAAATCAACAGTAGTGGGTTTTTTATCCCCCTGATACTCTATTTCATAAATTACATCTTCCAAGTATGGTGTAACATCAGAAGTCAGATAAAATCTAAATTCAGTATTATCCATTAATCCGGGTGGAGTGAATGACTCCTGACTTCCCGGAAAAAAAACTTGTCTCCCCGAAGATCTCCTGGCAAGAATTAATTGATCGTCATACTCCCACGCAGGGCCGCCAACAGCCTCTTTTGTCAATGGATTCAAATGTTCAGTTGGTTTTGTCTTGTCAAATTGTCGCAAAATTACCCAATGAGCGGTTTTATCAATCTCAAATAGCTTTTTCAGTTCTGCACGCAAATCAATTAATCCCGGCCCGAACCGCTTATATGGTTGATATTGCGAACTGTATCTTGTCATCATGGACACCTTTTATACATTAAAATCTGATCCTTTTTGGGCCAGGCCCATCCGTGTAATACCTCTCTGAACTAATATCTTCCATATCCCTCGTACTTGGCTGCCGAAATGGAACTCTATTGAGATGTGTGGACGATTCCAGAGCCTGCTTTGCTCTGGCACTCCACCTTGGCTCAGCATGCAATTTGCCCTGATTCAAAATGAAAGCCATGGTCGAAGCGATACACGCGTCTAATTCCTGCAACTTGGGTCGGACAAGACCTGGCACATCCCGAATTCCTTCAATTTCAAAATCACCCAGCCGTTTTGATATCGCAGTTCCAACAAACTGCTGAATATTTCCGGATAATATCTCATATGCAACTTTGCAGGTGACATACCGAGGAATGAACCAACGGATATCACAATCATCAATATCTTCATACCACAGATTCTGCATTATAATCGAATGCTCGAGTATCAGCCTATTAATCGGATCTTCTTTCATTGCATCCAATAATGCTCCCCCGGTCATCTTTACAAGTATGGCGCTGGAATAGAGCGGATAGAACACAGTAGTAAAGATGCTCTCATAGTCAGCTTGCAGAGCATTCGTACTTACTCCCTCTAGACCGGCTTCAATAGTGATGTGGATTTCTTTATTATATGGCCAAGGACAAGCCGGAGTGAATGTAACAATATTTTCGGCGAGGGTGAATGTTCCAGAAACATCACTCTCATAAATTCCAGCCAGAACGTTGTACTGGCGAATAAAAATGAAATCTTGATAGTTCATAGAGATTATATTATTCTACCATTTTTCGAACTGTTACAACTCTTGCACAACACCTGAATATTATTTATGTGGTGAATTGCACCAATTTCAACAGCTTTATCTTTTCCTAACTTGTCCACCAAATTTAATGGAATTATATGATCCATTGTCAATTTATGACCGCCATCATCGAATAACTTCCCACAATTTGGACAATATCCTTCTGTTACATCTATCATCCACCACCATCTTTCAGTCATCCAAGGCTGCCAGAAATCTACAAATAACTTTGCGGCTTTATATCGATTCGCATTTTGCCTATTGCGATCTTTTCCTATTGGCGATTGTTCATACTCTTTTCTTTTATTTCTATATTTTATACTTTGCCGCCGACTTTTTATAATTTCCCTATTTTTTGGATCCTGCTCATAGTCTTTCATATATTGCCGTCTATGATCTGTTTCATTTCTTTTCCTGGAATTTATCAAATTTTGTTGTTTCATACGTGGAGCCATTAATTTCAAATAACATTTTTCGCACAATCCTTTAGCCCAATGTTTGATTTCGGTAGTCCCACATTTTTGACAGCAATCATATCTTCTTGACCAGCATCCGATTCTCTTTTTTAACTTCCAGATCTGATTTCCTTTTTGAAAGGACATTATAATGTTATTCCGAAGATAAATTTCATAATTATTGGTAGCACGAAAGGATTCCCTATAGAGGCCAAAAATCCAATTACTGCAACAATTATTATTATTTTAGTCTGCCACTTTAAGATTTTATTGTGATGCCGCTGATGATTGGTTACATAATTATCCAGTGTTTCCGATACTTCTTTATTGCTCTGTTTTATTTCCCCAATATCTTCCTTCATGTCAAGTCTAGATGCAGTATAGAATTCTTTAAATTGATTAATTTTCCCATTGTAAAACTTTTTTAAATCATTTGTCCGTTCAACTGTATAACTTTTAAGATCCTCTATTCTATCAAGTATTAATTTGGTGTCATTGTCCATAGTCTGCTATCCTAATATTTAATGATCACATATAATCATCTTTATAAATTATCGCTGAATATTATGGTTATTGGAATATATGGTGAAACCTGGGAATCATAGTTCTCAGGATTTACAGATCGCACTTGCAAATATCCACTCCGCTCGGTTTCTGGCTCCACGGGGGATTCCCAATAGGCTGTTCTTGTAGTCGCAGTTCCAACAAGATTGAGCGCGGGTGCACCGGCCGTAGGAGTTGGTGTCACAGTCAATCCAAATACAAATGGTCCTTCATAATTGGGATCGTAATCTATCTGAGTATAACTACTTTGGTAGCTTCCGGATGTCACAGTAAACGGAATTGATTGCATCGCTCCCCAATTATCGAATGAATCTTTTCCGTGAACATAGACCGAGTGATCGCCGGTAGCTAATAGGGAAATATCAATATTCGCATAGAAGCTCTCCCAATCTGAATCATATGATCCATCAGTTGGATTACAGGATGATCCGGCATCAAATACTCCAGTCGTATCAATCCAATACTCAACCTTTGCAACATACAGACCAGAAGTCTCCGGCAATTCGGGAGCGGTGGTGAATGAAAATAGATAATTAGAAGCTAATCCAACCCCTTCTATTGATCTAACACCAGATCCCAATCCTCCAAAGTCGCCAATTACCATCACGCCATATTCTGTACTTGGGAGTAAGTATGTTGATGGTGTCAAATACGCAATCATTGTAGAGTTTGAATATTTGACAGTACCAGAAACAACTACATTATCCCCATAATATAGCAAGATCGTCAACTCATTTATAGTTGACGGATCCATAGGTTCGTCGAATTTCACTTCGACAATCTGAGTTAATGGTACATTTACTTCACCAGCACTCGGAGAAGTGGATAATACTTCAGTCATATTTTTTATTTCTCCACGATATTCTTAATCTGGTACTTTGCTTCCTTCCTGGCTGTTATATTTCCACTAGCCAATGATTGTTTTCTATATTTTATTAGTTTAATAATAGAAACTCGGTTTTTACCAGCTTCTTCCTCCTGCATCAGAAAATCCAAAAGTTTTTGATCATTAACTTTATATACTCTACTCCTAACTGCATCAACATTCATTGCCAATATGTTCCTTAGTTGCTGCGTCTTTTGATCATTATCGACAACAACTTTAGGAGCAACTTCTTTGAGGAATAGAATACCAAATTGTAATGCCCGTTTAATATTCTCCAGCTTTTCGTCTTCCAAATCTTTAGGAATTACCTTATATGTTCCTTTGTCAAAAACATCCATCTGGATCCCCGACAAGGGATCATAAAACATTCCCTCTCTCCTAGTATTGAGCTGAATAAATTTTCCTTGAAGTTTCACATCTTCTGCCATGATTTCCTCCAGTCGTTGGCAGTGGGGGGTGAGAAATTCACCCCCCGATTACCAGTGTGATTAGGATACGATTGCAGTTCTATCGTTGATTTCACCCAAAGTCACATTATGAGTATTCTGGAAATTATAGTGTCTAGTGACAACGAGATTCTTAGCAATCACAACACCTTTACCCTGTTCATAGAGTGCCATTCCCCATCGCTCCCTTAGCTTCAGGCTCCGAGTATCTGTCATCGGATTATTGAATTCCTCCGTGGTCAATGGAGTTTTCTCAATGAAAGCTCCGGTTGCACTGGAATCCAACATGATCACCGAACATGTGGCAACAGTATTCTCATTGCCAGTTGCACTGGTCGATGCAGTAAACGGAACAAATGGAGACACGAGAACAGTTAGGGGTCCGGGTAGATAGCGAGGCTGGACATTGAAAGTAGCCCCAAGAGCACTCAGATAAGTAGTATAAGGGATGGCTCCGATCTTCTGCATGGCTGCAGGAATATTGGGATCAGTCCATCCAGCATAAGCAGTCCCTGCTCCAGTAGTAGAACCGAGTCCAACTCCCTCAGCCTTGGTTCTCCATCCAAGTCTATTCAGTTCCGTTCCCCAACCCGGATCTGGTCCACCTTCTGGCATCCTTCTAGAAGTAAGTTGTCCATTTTCCAGAACAATTTCTTTCATATCAGGATCGGTTGCAAAAACCGCCCAAGCCAACGGGTGAATCAGAAGAGTGTCAGGCACAAAGCCCCTCATAGCAAGAAACGCATACATATCGAATATATCATTCGCTGTGATACTACCATTTGCGACACCCGCGATATTCCTACCATGGGTGACTCCAGAGATAGCAGTACTTGGCGAACGGTTATCGAAGTATACGACCCCCTGCTCATTCAAAAGCAGAGATGCCCTTTGCTCTCTATTCCGAGCAAAAGCACGACCAGCTGCTCTCATCCAAAGTCCTATAACGTCCCATTGGGATTCTTCGAACATTTCCTCAGTAAATTGGAGTAAAGTTCCATATTTCCTGACAGAAAGTCCTACCATATTCCCGGAATCGTATACGATATCGGATGGCTGGTATTCTCCACCTTCGGGCACTTCGTGAACAGCTATTGCGCCAATGGCGCCGATTTGAATGGTCTGACCTCTCTCGAGTCGAATTTTATCAAATATGCTCGAAATAACAAGAGCCGGTTCCCGAGCTTCATGAAGAATTCTGGTAACGACTTGAGGTACGAACCTTTGGACATCCGGTAATGTCAAAAGGTCATTAATCGTAACCTTCTGAGAGAAGCCAGCATCAACTATATATCCATCATTAGTGAAGATGCGATATATATTCTCCGTAATCTCTTGATCCTCGGCAATTTTCTTTCTATCGTCGTCAGTAAGGATCAATTTTTCCAACTTCTTTAATTTCATTATTGCTAGCCTCCTTTAGGTTACTTGAAGATTAATGTATGCCATCCCTACAGTGCCGCATTGTATGAAGTCTACAACATTCTCAATAGTCGGAACAGAAGTCAGACTATTGGCAGCAATGCACGCAGTCAGTATAGTATATGCAAATTGATATAGATGATAATCTATTCCACCTGTTTCAGTTCCGGTAAGTCCAGAGCCTGGATATGTGTCAACAGTGTCCAGTCTCATCTTCGGAAATCTACAATCGGTGGTAATAAGTTTTCCAACGGAGTAATAAGGCGGACAGAAATAGAACTTCAAAGCATCTCTTGGGCCTCTAAGTTCTGCAGTTGCAATATCATCAGTGCCCCAACAGTCCAATAGAATGAACTTTCCAAATCTATCAGAGACCAATGCGCTTCCCGGACGCAGCATCTTATAAAGCAATGCAGTTTCGTCCGTCAAAGTCCCTTCCTCCAAATAGTCGGATATGATCGGAGAATACAAGAATGCAAATTCCCGTCTAAGACTTTCATAGATGTTATGCGCACCCGTATAGGTTCCGTCAGTTTGCCATGGCCATGATAGATCGAAATTCCGATCATTCACGTAGCAATTTCTGGTCCAAGAGGGATGAGCACCTTCACCATGAATCAGCTGATAGTTATCAACGTAAGGAATCGCAATGACATGGTCAAATACAACGCCCCATGATGCTTTCGGATTCAAATTATAATTCAGCCATTTTCCTTCAATATCCTGGTACACGTCCTGATATGTAACGCCGATTGGGAAATTGGCTTCCACTGGAACTGTATACTCATTGGTAACATTGGTGGTAGTAACCTCGGTACCAGACACAGTAATCGTCTGGGCGGTAACGTCATCAGTGGTATACAGCAATTGGGAATCAAATCCTCCATTACAAGGAACGAGCAACCCCGCCTGACTATCCTCATAGCCCCAGTAAGAGCTATCTACGCCCGCTTGCCTCATGACATTGTTTGCGCCAAGACCAATATAAATATGGCCTTCATCGGCACAACCAGAAGGTGTCATAAGATCAAATTTTCCCGACAAATCCGCCTGATCCGTAAAATTATATTTAGGATCCGAACTCATGTTGGACAGACAAGAAACAATAGTTCCTTTGAGTAGTACAACATAGTCTTCGGTCGTGACATCCCTGAACATCACAGGCAAATATTTGTAAGGAGGGAATGGGCGATCAGCAAAAATTCCAGGCGAAGTTAAAATATTCGGACGTATCTGACTTTCCGCATATTTACTAGGTCTCCGCCTTGCCGGAATATTTCGGCTTCTATCCCCTGGGAAATCGAGTAAGGACATTACTAATGTTCCTCCTTCAATTAAATTTTATTCTTTTTTTAGTTCTTTTCCAAACACAAAAAAGTGTAAGACATCTTTAGTAGAATCGAATTTTTTTGGTTTATCTTTCAGTTTAGGATTCAGATTATCAATCACAGTATGAGCACCGGGATCAATGACTGGTTCCAATTTTCCAGAAAACATCTTATTTTGCAAATCAGTCAATGTATCCAACAGAGATTCCTTGGCCCTATCTGCCAATGCACCACTCCATTCTTTATATTGCTCTTTCTTATCCTCTTTGGTAAACCGATACTCACCAAAGAGAAGTCGGATATCTACTATCCGGTGGGCTAAGGAATCTTTGACTTCCTTCTCATATTCCTCTACTTGTTTTTCGAGCCCGCCAATCTTAGTTTTCTGTATTTCTGCTTCTCCGGCAGAATCTTCTTGTTTTGCGGAAATATCCTCGAATTTCTCATTCAGTTCAACAAATTCGTCCTTCGCGATGAAATTCTCCTCCACGAAAGGTCTGACTTCTTCATTGATCTGATCCAAGAGTTCGTCCTTCTTCTTTGCCTGGGTTCCGCACTTCAGAAGTTTACCGCGCCGCTCAATACAAGCTAAGATTTTTTTCTTATCGCCAGGCCCCTTATATCTTCCAAGATATGTTTTGGCCACACGATAGTGAAGACAATCTGGAACTGGGAAAGATCTTTCTGGTCCACAAAATACATTAGCGGATAATTTCTTCCTTGCGGCAGCTGTGAGTTTCTTATCTTCCTCTTCTAGGCCATCCATCAGGAATTCATCAACCTGCTTCCATATTTCCTGGCTCAGCTTCACATCTTCCTCAGTCCAATCATCGAAATTCGGAGTCTTCTTAGCCAATGATTTGTCCTCCTTTGAATCTTTAATTGTTATGAATTCCAAGCCGCAGTTCATATCCATTGCGGGTGGCTGAAAAGTCATAACCTCTTGTTTTTCCATATTAGTATTTTTTACAGGCTCAAGGATAGCGAACTCATCAGAGGGAACATTAACAATACTAAGTTCTTGATAATTCAAAGGACCAAAAATCCAATAGGCTAATTCTCCATCGTAGGTTCTTCCTCTCTTATGATCACATGGGCCTTCTTCAGAAATATTTTGGTCACAAATTGAACATTTCACCTCATCACAATCCGCTCCCTGGGAAACAGTAAGATATACGCCATTCAATATTTTTCCGATGCTCTCTTGATCTGTAATTTCGAGCTCCATATCTATATGAGCTGCAGGAATATTATCTGTTCGTCCAAATCTATTCACATAATCCATGGGATCGTCTTCTATTAAGTTTGCGGTGACAACTCGGCCTATCGGATCTTCGTTATCGCCATGCCCAATTAATACTGGTTTCTTATATGGTGATACCCAAGATTTATAAGCCTTTTTCATACCGTCAACCTTATAAAAGTATCCATTCTTATTGACGAATCCACCATGGGTGCCAGGTACCCTGACTCGGAGCCGATCCGGGTAGACCCCGTCGGTTACCTTAACACCAGATTTCGCACGAACTATATAATCCTTGCCAAATTTGTACGACTCTCGAATATACAATTTCGCTATCACCTCTCTTTCATAGAATAGTTAATTGTTTTAATTTCCATACTAGCAAATAAAGTTTCATATTTATTAATCATTCTTCGGCATATTTTTGACGGGCTTTCGTCCGTATTGATTAGCTGGTTGCTCTAAATTACTGGTTGCTTTTGAGCTAATTCCATAGATTTCTGCAAGACTAGGATAATCAGCCAATGTTTCATCCCCGGCACCAACTAATGCCAATGGAATTCTCACGAGCCATATATACATGGACTGACGATTTTCATTATCAATGGGGTCCATTCCCAAATCAACTCGCATTTCACTCTCGGAAATCGAATTGTGTTCATATTTATAAATACCGTGAACCTCCCTTTTTATCTGTTCATCAAGGTCAACTTCCGGTATATACAGTTCGACTTTATCGCGATCTTTGAGGGTTAAGTAATTATATCCACCTTCTTCTAAGATTTCACGGATTATATTAAATTCCACCGCATGCTTGATAGCCCGCTGAAACATCGCGGTGGTTGTTTGAAATTCCTTAACTACGGTGGTGGCCGTTCCTCTATTTGCCGTATCAGGGCGACCGAAGGAAACACTAGACATTCCGAATCCACCCAAAACTCTGTTTATCCAGTAGTCAAGTATGGGCTCCAGATCCATAGACTCCCGCTGGGCACCCAGTACATCGATTTTTACCCTATTCGTAGTTGTGAGAGAGCCATACGTTGGCATTTGCTCGAGTTGAAGATTTAGATCTGCAATCTCATCTGTATGCCCTTCTTCATCATCAGTGCCAATTACGAAATGATACAGGGGTATGGCATGCTGAAATACCAAAATTTGGAGATTTTCTTCAACCTGCCTCAATGATAAGATATCATCCATCACTGGCACAACCATTGGGGTTCCAAATGCATAACCCTCATGCTTATGGACTGATACATGTATAACATCTTCAGGGCCCCATTCCTTCTTTGCATCGGAACCCAACCTATATTTTTCAATATTCCCAGATTCATCCCGACAAATTTGCATATATTCCATGGGTTGGACAAAATATCCGGCAACTGGCTGCCGCAGCTTTCCATCAAATGTCCGATAGGCATGAGCCGAGGTAGAATTCTTATTTCTGACCTTGACAATCATGCTGTTTGAAAATGTTATCAATTGCCGACTTATTCTTTCAAGTAGATCATGCGTAGAAATTCCGGTGACAACTTCCATTTCCCGAAATCTCTTCTGAACTAATTTAAGAGTTTTGGAATTCTTCCCACTAAATTTCCACCCATTTTTCCAAATTTGCTCTTGATATTTATCAACAGCTCTTCGGAACAAACTCTCTTCATTAAGAGCATCTCTGATTACAAAGAAATTATATTCGGGGGATTCAAACTTAGCTCGATGGAATTTACTCGCGATAGCATTTAAAAATTTTCCAACTGCGATCTGTCTCTTTCTTACCTTATCGCGAACTTTTTTCCTGGGATTAAATATGAAAAAATTTTTCATTTTTAAATCATACAACCACGCTTCAAGCTACTACATGATTTGCATAATATTTTGAATAAATTAATTTTCGCCAATTCAGTTGAGTTATAGCTCAAATCACTCACCTTTGCAACAAAAATCTTACAAATTCACTAACTTTTCTATCTGTCTCTTCAAAATTTCAACATCTTGGGTTCCCCAACCCTCCAAACAATTTGCGATTTGATCTGGATCCTCGTACAGTGTCATAACTTCATCAATCACATCCTGCTCGACATTCAGAACATGTCTTAAGAAATAATTTGCCTCGCTTTTGGACACGATAGGTTGCATCGCTGATTTTTCAGCAGTAAAACTTCCATCCGGATCCCTGTCATATGTTGTCACATCAGCTTCGACCATTGGGGGATCATATTTCTTTCTATCAACTGTAGATCTTACATCTGATCTTGAAGTACGATCAGAGCACAAGTACCCCCAATCCCACGCATTAATAAATCGATCTACAAATTCATATAGTACTTGGAGTCTTTGCTTTCTTTCCAAATCATACACATAGATTCCAAAATTTAAATTTGAAATTGTAAGATACTCCGTATATTGTCTCAAAAGATGCTCCAGATCATTGATCATTTCATCAAAGAAAAAGCCAAATTCAGTTATCAATTGATCAAATGGTAAGCATCTCATAAATTTCGATTTATCTGCCAAAAAAGATTTCATAAATTTAATTTCATTTTGCCTGGTCCATCCCCTTAGGAAATTTCCCAATGAATTAATTATGGATCCAGTTGCGCTGGTAATTAGCAGATTCAAAATATTAGTCAATTTCTTTTCATTTAGATCCATTTCCAATTCACAGAAAATCATTCCGGCACCCAGGACATATTTGATAGTTCTCAGCCATTCTGGCACTGCCCGATTAATCCCGCCGAATGCATTAATCAGGCAACAATATGTTCTTGGATCTAAGTACCACCCATGCAATATCTTGATGATTCTGCCCAGTATTCTATCCAATTCTTCCAAATATTTGCCATGCAGAAGCAAATCCAAATCCTTAGTATCCATGGAAATTTTGGCTGTGGCTTTTTGCAACTCGGATGAGTAAAATAAAGATTGGGATCCAATAGCAGTTATTCGATCATCATCTGTCACCCCAGAAGCTATATGTGCCGAATTAGTAAAAACCATCTTGACAGGTTCAAGAAGATAACCAATTAAAAAAACCTGCTTGTTTTTCCCCCATTCGGCCTCAATATATTCCTCTTCTCCAGACGCAGCGCCTCGCACGTATTCCAGCACGTATTTGGCATTGGAAACGAGCAGTTCCGCATCTGCCAGACTAGAACTCGAAACATGAGATTTTGGGATATACAATTGGCCGTCCCGTCCGGTATAATCACTTCTTTTCTGTTCACATTTAAACAATCGTTTTCCCAGGACTTTAATTTTACATACTTGTTTGATAATTGGGAGACCCCAAAACCATTGTTCCAAATGTTCCAATAAAACTTTAAATGCTAATAGTATTACATTCGTTTTTTTGACTTTGGCGGTTTGCTGTGTAATCGACATAGCAGTGGGGCCACCATCTTGCATTATCTCCGAATATTGCTTTCCAACTCTTTTTAACTCAATAAAATAATTAGTTTTAGCTTTGGCATATATGTCCCAATCAATAAAGTTGTTTTTTCTTTCATCGCTAAAAAATGAAACTGCATCAGATACCAAAGGATACTTATCAGGGTCAAATAATATGTAAAATGTAGACACGCTGTCATTAATTAATTTTTCTATATCATTGAACTTATCGTCAATAGATTCAATTAATTGTTTCGCGGAGTTTATTTTGGATTTCCGATCCTCGGCATCCCGCTTCTTGCTCATTTCTGCTGGGGACTCATCTGCACCTAAATGGGCAACTTTTACGGAAGGACTTAATAGTCTATTAACTTCCTTCTTATTTCCCTCTGTGATCCATCGTTTTTGCTCAGATTCTTCCCCAAGAGTATTTTTCTTACTATACTTTGGGTCTTTTCTGAAAGATTTGATTGATCTAATTATGGCATTAAATGAAAATGTACTCATTTTATTTCTTTAAATTTTCGGGCACATCCCTTGCCACAGCAAGGGTTTCAAAATTAATAGTTTATATTACGTCCTATTCCGCAGCAGATTGGTTTATGCGAATCAAAATCGCATTTTTCAGAGAAACAATATGTTCGCAATATTGTATGAATTCGCTTAAGCTTCGATCCCTTTTGGTAGCATTACACTTATGACACATTATCATTATATTATCTTTTTTTATTACTTTTTCACCATTCACTCTATCAAGAGTCGGTGAAGTATTATTTGGTCCTATTCCATTATTACGTTTTAATTCGCATCCGCATAAGGGACAATATTTGGTGTTGATCGCCAATTCTTCCAATTCTTTGACATTTATTTCTATTTTTATCCCATTATCTTTATGATGACGTATTGTTCCTTGTGCCCAAGCATAAAAAGGTCTTCTTTCATAAAAATGGCGAATCTGATTCCGATATTTTTCAGGATCATTTTTCCGTAAATCCTTTATAGCCATACTTGCGCAAGATTTGCATAATGAAACTATTCCACCACGTTTTGATCTATTTTTATAGAATTCTGTTATGGATTTTATTTCCTTGCATCTACAACATTTTTTTGTAATTATAGTTTCCATTTCTGTTCCATACTATATTTTCATTCCCAGCTTAAACGAGAATGTGGCCATTTTCTCCCTTGAACTCCGGTGAATCTTCGTTTAAATGGTTTCCTAAACTGTTTTGCTTTTGCTTTCGATCTTGGCTTTGACGTAAAATCTGGTATGGTCCCTTCCTTGTATTCATATGGAAGACCCATTTCATCAGCAAATGGTTTCAGCCTCCCATCATGGGTTGCTGTAGCCATGATTCTATTTTCTTTTCCCTTGGGCTGCACCATAATGGGAATGAAGGATTTTCGGATGTTTATTGGTTCCCTCTTTCTGGCAACAGAAGAGAGTTCACCAAAATTCGATTCAAACCCCAAAATCGCCAACATGAGTGCATCCAAGTAGTGATCATTTTCAGAAGAGTATGCGGGAGTCGGTCCTTCCTTTGTAACACGATATTCCCTCATTTGACCAACCAGCAATCCTTTATTGTCTTCCGAATATGGAAGTGCAAGCTGATATTGCTCAAGGGTCCGAACAGACAAATTTACCATAAAATTCTTAAGGCGTTTCTTCACAGGCTTATTTGTCCATTGATCCTTAACATCTATGGTAGTACTGAAATTACACCCAACAACTTTCTTGGCAAGGAATTTATCGTTCCACTCAGATGCTTGTTTTTGTAGTAATTCGATTTGAACGTCGCCGTACCCTTGATCAACATATATAAATGCCGGATTATATTCCTTATATAGCCGAAGAATTTTATCAACGGCGGCATTCTGTGTGAATTCTTCCCCCTCAATCGAATATATTCTAAATATGCGATATTTACTAATAAAATAATCCCAATCCAATTTATCATAATTTTTGGTTTTTTCTTGGCGATTCAATTCATCCCTCATCCCATTGACACTCTTCAAGAATAATTTATCAGACTGGGTAGGAACCGTATTCCTAATATATTCCAGAAGAATTATTTTCACTCCTATTTGGGATGCGTTCCAATCTACCCCTATGATATAGGCGTTTTGTTGATTGTGTGCCAATATATTATAGTCATATTCGAATAATGACATGTCTATGAATCGATGAGGGAACACCCCAACCATTTCCTCGCCGAATTCTCCAAGAACTTCCCTATACCACGCATTTGTGGAATAGTTTTCCATAAAAAATTTATCATCTTCTTCTGTCCAATTCGGTATATATTCTTTCCCAAAATGTGTGGTAGTAAATCCATGTTTGTCCGGAAAATTACACCACTGATAAAAATATGAGCGTGCGCCAGAAGGATTGGATGTTACAAATAGATGGGAATCCTTCCTAGATTTCATAATGATCAATATGGCTGCAACAGCATCCTCCGGAAGGAAGTCGAACTCATCCAGAAATAAATACTTTGCCCCCTGGCCTCGCACCACTGTGCCTCGTCTACCAGATTTGGCTCCAGCAGTCATTCCAAATATGGTGGATCCATTTTTTAGGTGAATTTGATAAAAGGGGTGCTCCACAGATCGTTTTATTGAATCCCGCAAATGAGTATCCGAAATCAACGATTGCATGTCCCTAAAAATTTCTTGGATTTGAGCCTGGTAGGGTGCTATGAATAAAATAGGCGTATTGGGCTCAGTATATGCCAAGTAAATAGCTTTTGCCGCTATTCCAACTGTCTTTCCTGTGCGCCTTGAGGTTCTTACAGCAACTTTGGAGGCTTCCTCCGAGATAATATATTCCTGAGTAACATAAGGTATAAATCCTTTATTTGGATCCTCCGGATTTTTAAGATTCTTTTTCACCCACTTCAGTGGATCCAACAGAGTTTCAAGATAATCCATATCTGACTGAGTTAACTTCGCGGATTTTAACTGAGCCGGAGTCAAAGTTTTTAGTAATGCTAATTTTTTCCTAGCTTCTGATTTTTCAAGAGGCATTGTCAATTTCCCTTTGTCAATATATGTCCTGCATGTGGCGGCCTTCTTGGCCCATCAAGCTACGCGCATTAAGCGAGTGTCTTCCGATCTCTTGGATGGCTCTTTGCCGCTCGGTTATCGCAAGTCTAGTTTGAAATGCTGGGGCCATACCTCCACCGAACTCTAAGCTCCGGATTTGGCCCACCACTCGTTCGGCCGATGTCTGCACCGCACCGGCAACTGCGCCAACTCCTCGGCCGACCCCATATGCCAATGATCCGAATAGCCACCCCCACATTAAATAATTTAATGGTGTGGCAACCCCACCTACAACTCTTAGTCTTCCAGCCATTTTGGCACTACTAGTCAGAGATGGAGCCAATCCCTTCGCTCCAGCAACTGTAAGACGAGCCGGATCAGTCCTCATCAATAATTTCCCAGCATCCCCTTCCGTCATTTTCAATAATTGTTTATAATTCATCTTGGATAGACTTGTTCTGACAGCCAACGCGGATTCAGCAGACATCATTCCTTGCCCAGTAAATGCACCGAAGCGGAGACCCCCGCCAATCGGGGCTCCGGTAACAGTTGCCATACCTCTGGTCCACGGACTTGGAAATCTTTCCGCCATGCCGGCAAACCCTCTAGTTAGCATTGTTCCCAATCGGCCTTCTGGATTTATAGCAAGGATATCAGTTCGGGGTTTTCCGCCAGGAAGTAAAAGACCCTTAGCATATCTGAGCGGATCATACCATTTGCCGGCGCCAAGCCAGCGCATTCCTACTATTCCGGGACTGCCAGACATTGCAGCATTCAATAAGGATCTCGATTTCGTTAAATTCATATACATTAATGACGTCGCTAAAAATCCTAACATTTATTCCTCTCCATTTTTCATACAATGGTTCTGATTATTTTCCAGCCGTTTTAATATCTCTTCCAATTTTATTAAGTGCTTTTTTATTCGCTTTTCTGTTTTCCGGGGGGCAATGATCCAACTTCTGAAAATATCCCAAATTATAATGATCCCCACAAATATCAGTCCGTCTGTCATAGTCCGCTCCTTCAGATTGGACGTTCATAATTGTCATCCTATCTTAGTCCAGTTCCGTGTCTCAATCGAGACATCGCCAAGCCAATGCCCGGATGGCCGAGATGTGCGCTAGGCATCCTGCCTTGCCGTCTAAAAAACTGCTCATCCCCATAAATTCCGTAATTCCTTGCTCGATTCGCCATATCTTCCGGACTTTGAACCATCATATTATAGCCGGAGGCAATCCCAGTTAAACCTTTATAGCCAGCGAATGCCCCCATACCACCACCAGCAATTAATCTCCTTGGCCATTTGTGTCTCAATACTTGAGCCGCTGGTCGTCCGAGCCACCTGCTTACGAAACGGCCGATGGACCGCCAAGAATTTATATCTTTTGCAAACATATCAAATTTTTCTCCCTATATTAGATTTCAAACTCTCGCCGAAGATCTTTTCCCGTAACTCTCATGGCTTCATCCATCGCTCTGTCAAATTCCTCGATTTTCCTCTGAAACCTCTTGATTTGTTTTTTGTTCGGATATTTAATCTTGAGTCCTCTTAAATTAAGTTTATCTTTCATCATTCCAACTCCTTATCCAGTTTTTGCTACAAATGGCTTTTTGCCCTGAAGTATTCTTCCAGCAGAACTCAGTGGCACATGCTCACCAAGGGTTGGAAATAGATGCTGGCCGAATTTCATATATCTTTCCATTTTGAATTTCCAATGTCCTCCCATCACGGCCGGATTATTCAATGGCTTACGATATAGGGGTCGTCCCTTGATCTGATTTATATGAGTAGCAAGAGCATGAGTTAATTTATCTTCAGTGGGAGGCTTAGCGTAGTCCGCAATTTCGTATCCATATGTTTTTCTTGCGCCCTTCCTCATAGTAAATGGATGATATTTCCTGGTAGCTCCCAACTTTTTAAGATTTTTCTCAACCAATTTTGGAAATTCTGATTGTATTGGTACAATTTTTCTATATCCTCGCTTCAATTGATTTTGAACTGCACCGAATACGGATACGCGAGTCGGCCCAAAAATTCCCATACCAGTTCCTATTCCACCTTTTTATATTTAGCCTTAACTTGTCTGATAATAAAATCGTGCATATTATCTTTTGATGACAATTGAACACCTTTTGTGAATTTCTCATAGCTCTTAGGCCCAAGCCTGGTCGGATTATTCAATATTGTCAATTCCCTCCATCTGGAACCCAATACGCTTTTTGGATAGATATTCAGATATGGATCTTTGACCCGGCCAACTTCATGTATGGTGGATATGAGTTTCTCCATCGGAGAAATATTGGACGGAAACCAAGGTTTACTATGCTCAGCTATTGCCATAGATCCAATTGGTTTTTCAACAAATTTGATATTTTGGCCTTCGGTCCGTATTATATTCCCTTCGACCTTAAATGGCAATTTACCTTCCATATGTTTTAAATGCCGAATGATCCGCATTTCGTCCGGCTTACTAACAATCTGAGCGGAAGGTCTAGTAACTCTGGATTTAACAGACTTTAATGCAGAGGATACCGATTTGAGTACAGATGCGTGGGTTCCCACTACCGGACGCCTCCAGTCTGGAATAAACGTTGAAGCTGATCTTCCTGGAGTGAGCGCCCCATCATATAAGATTTTCGCCTATCATTATGCAACCGTTGAACATATCCCTGACTTTGCAAGAATCTTTGATATTGATCCCGAGTCATTTGGCCACGGTATCGATTCATTCTCCAGCTATTGGCTATGCCCAGGACCCCGAATCCTGCAGCAATGCCTCCATATACTGCTAATTTTCGTTTTGCCGTTGGTGATAAATTATGAATTGTCTGAATCGTCTGGAGCAATTTTCCCCGAGCTATCTCCCTCAGAGTCCCTGCCATTTTCATCGCTTTTACTCTCCTCGACAATTTCGAATTCAGTATCTTTTATCTCAATATTTGTCAATTTTTTCAATAATCTCGCAGCGGCAGTAGCATAATCCTCGCCAGGCCTGATGAGTTTATGTTTAAGTTTTCCCTTTCGAGTAGATACAAGTTCTTCCAAGATTTGATCCCGTCTCTTCGTCATTTTCATGCGCACGTCCATCGCTTTCGAAACTTCAGTCTTTTCCTCAATCAATTGCCCGGTTTCTGGATGATATCGTCTTGCGATTTCTTGAAATGCCGTGGGATTTTTAGCTAGTATGGCGGGAGTGCGGAATTTGATATATAAGTCGCATTCAGCTAATTCCCTGGCTTTCTCCATTTCATCCTTGTTGCTCATATTTAGGCTTTCGCTTTCAATATATCCTCTGATTGCTTTCTCCAAAAAAATCCTTTCCAATGGACATTGATAGCCCACTGGGGCAATTCCTTGTTTATCGAAAGGACAAATATGCTTCATCTCGCATTTTGGACCGGCACAAATTACAGGAATTCCGCCATATAGTGAACTCGTTATATTGTCCAGTTGAATCAAAAGTTTTCGCTGGTTTTCTTTTGGTATTACATAATTGTCAAAATATTTCTCTGGAAAATAGTCTTTCAGAAAATCGAATTCCGTGAATCCAGATATTGGCACTTTTTCAATTGAAGCTATGCCCATTTTTATAGCATGTGAGGATTTCATTGGGTATTCTATCATGGTCGGCCATCTTTTATTATTTCGAGAGCTCTGTTCGCCAAGCCAATACTCATCTTTACAGTTTTATCTTCATGGAGAGAATCTTCATTGATTGCCAACAGAATTGAAAATTCTATAAAATTTTTCAGATGGGCGGGGCTAAATCCCTCAGTCTTTTTTGCCAATTCCTGCAGTTCGGAATCATCAAAAATTAAATTTTTAGCTTTTGCAAAATCCTGTAGATATATTAATCTCAGGCTTTCATCCGGGAGAGGAAATTTAATTTTGCAATCGATTCTTCCGGGACGATCACCCAAATTGGGAGGCAATTTATCAGAATTGCACGTCGCTATGAACAAAACGTTTTCCAATGCTGGCTGTCCATCCAATACATTTAGAAATTCACTCATGACAATACGATTTTGAGTTTCTATATAATCTATATCTTCAAAAAATAAAACACTTGGACCTACGGTAGATGCAAATTCCGCAATCATTTGAAAACTTTGTCGATAATCAAGATCTGCAGCCTTTGTCCAAACAAAACTAATGTCTTTCATAATAGAAGACAATATTCCGCCCAAATATGTTTTTCCCGTTCCAGGCGCACCTATTAAAAGAATCCCGCGCCTAAATGGTATATCATTAGCTTCAAATATTTCCTTTTTATCGAAAAAATTCAAAACATTATTTTTAATCAATGTTTTCGTTTCCGAAGGCAAATAAATGTTATCAAGGATAAGATCTTTTCTGGGAATGAATCTTCCACTGGAAGAAAATACCTTTCCCTTATAGATATTATTTGCTCGGACAGACGCTCGGAATTTTTCAACGAACGGCTGATAATTCGAATCCTTATTAAATGTAAAAATTATGGAACATCCATTCCATCCAGGAGATATAGATGCCACATATGGAGTGTCTCCAAATTTTCCATGCAGACTCAGCATCCATGGCAGCGTTTTTTCTTTTTTATAATCAACGGTGAAGGACTTATATATTGGTCTCAGTTCTTCTCCTTTATCCCCATACCTTATAATTTTCGATGCATATGGAATTAATTTTTCCATAGCCAATGCCGCCATCACGCTTCTTAATCCACTAAATCCCAGTTCGATATCGATTTGGTTGTCAATTGGGACTTCTAAATGCTTATTGAATGGTTCGATAGATTTGTCAGCAATTGTGTCTTTATATAATCGCTTGGATTCATCCTTCTTCATTATTGACTCCTTTTTCCCAGAAATCATATGTCTTAAGTTTCAACTGCTCAATAAATTTTGGATCATATGAGGTATCTATTGTCAGTCCATTATTGTGTTTAAAGGATAAAATTGCCTTTTCCGTCAATGGACCATAAAGGCCATCAATCTTCCCCTCGTATATTTTCTGGATGGCTAAATGCCCCTGAATGATCCATATAGGATCACAATCTATGTCAATATCCATAATCGCTAATTTTGCGGCAATCTTGTAGCCAGCATACTTGACAATTATATCCCAAAATTCTCTGTAATCAAAATGCCAACATTCACTCGCTCTGGGATTGGGTCCTTCAATAATTGGACTCCATCCATATCTACCTGCAATTTCCCAGAATTCAGCAAGACTGATTCCGAGATTTCCAACGTCTATGTCGATGGCTCTTCCTGCTTCATGGAATGAACTGCCTGGTAGGGGTGAATATGACTTCTTCTTTTTATTCACGTAATCCAGATGAGCCTGAAGTTGCATATCATGTGTCCTGAATGCATCGGAAAGATACAAATTGCCCCCAGCAGCCAAGACATCCTGTTCCATCAAATTAAGAGTCTCTGCTGCGCCCACGACCAATTTGTTAAGGGGTGGCGGTAAGTCGATTCGTTTGCCTCGAACCATATAGATACTTGGAATAACGACACTAATGAGCCTTACGATGTTTCTTGATGGATTCTTCGATTCGCTGTCAATTATTGATGAACGTGCTAATAATTTATTTAAAAAGTTAAATATTATTTGCATCATGTTTTTTACTATTGCAACTTTTGCATAATACTTGAACATTATCAATATGATGAATTGCACCAATTTCAATTGCTTTTTGGGTGCCCAACTTATCTACGAGAATCAATGGAACTATGTGGTCCATAGTAAGATTATCTATTCCATAATAATCGCCACATTTTATGCAATATCCCTCGGTTGCATCTAGCATCCATCCCCAACAATCTTCCATTGATCTTGTCCAAAAATCTACTAATTTTTTATTCGCTCTTCTTTTCCGATCATGAAATCGATGGATGCTTCGACCAATTGGAGATTTTGCCCAATCTTTTTGATATTGTTCTTGGTTTCTTTTATATTTTTCAGACCGGCGTAATTTTTTATATTCCCGCTGATATTTTCTACTTTTTTCAGATGAGCGATTATATTCATACATATATGATCGATAATATTTTTTAATATTATCTTGTTGCATATAGCATTTTCTGCATAATCCTTTCGCGTGATGCGATTGATCTTTAGTTCCACAATTTTTGCATGAATCAAGATTGTGTTTTTCAGACCACTTTTTTTTCATTTTTTATTATAGCTTCAATTTTTTGTTTTACTTCATGAGCAAAAATTTTATCAGTAGGAAAAAATTCCAAAAATGCATAATCATATTTTGAACAAAACACTTTCTTTCTAAGATCCCGTAATTGGGCTTTCCTAAACTCTTTCTTAGTTTTATGAAAAAATTTATTGTATTCAAAGTGTGCCTGTCCTTGATATTCTATAAGAAGTTTTTTACTTGGAATATAGATATCAAAACGAAGAAGCGCCCCCTTCTCACTGTAGCATTTTGGAAATGCAACTTCTTCGAATGCCGTGCCATATAATAATTTACAAATCTCGTAGAGCAAATGTTGAGTCTTATATTTCGTCCTAGTAGTATTTAGTTTTTTCCTAAATATTTTATATTTTTTATCCAATAAATATTTGGTTCTACATAGCTTACACAGAGTATCGGTCGCGTCTGACAGGCATAATGGACAAACATGCGCATTCATTTTCAGGGTTGTTATAGCTCATCATACCTTCTTTCGCAACTTGTTTTCTCATATGCCGTTCCAGAATTTATGCTTGTATAATCCCGTCCACTTGCCATATTTTTCTCCCCTCAATTCGCTCATATGAGATCGTGATGCCATTATCCATTAAGACATCCAAGGGAATTGACTTCCTAGAACCCAATTCCTGTTTCAATATACTCCAAGTGTCTATATCTATAAAAATCGCTACGTCAACCCGCTTTGATTCCTTATACCTAATATTAAAAACAAAATATGCAACCCCGCGATTATTCTTTGCTTTCTGTAGATATTCTTCTTGTATGGGTCTTATCTTCGACAAGGGAAATGCCCTATGCGATTTGTGCTGCTTGTACTCAAAGGCAAAGAATCGCCCATCGATGTAGAAAAATGCATCAAAAAATTTTTCAGTTCCGAACCGTTGACCAAAACTGTCGGGGATCTTGATATACATCGCATCTGGATAATAATGCAACAAACTCTGTTTCATCTCGCCAGCAAAAACGCTTTCTTTCATATAATATTCCTTTTTATAACGTTAATTCATATACATCCAAAAATTCCTTTTTGAGAATAGTAATTCCATTTATTTGTTCATAATGTTCGTCTATATAAGGAGAACATATCGAGAAAAAATCTTTGGCATATTTGATCGGAAAATGGACGACGAATAATTTTGAATTTGCGTCTTCATTTAATATTATATTATGTTCTTTAATTAATCCCTGCATCACTTCATCTGTTCCAAAGGGTGTTCGAATCGGCGGAATCCCACCAATATTATGAAATGTTTCTCGATGCATCCCAAAGAGCCCAGATTTAAATGGAATAACTTGGGTCGCTTTTTCATCGTATATCGTAGGATAATAGCACTCCGTAGATATGTGCCCGAATTTCTTAAAATGTTCAAGGCATTTTAATGGGTGCATCCAATTTTTCGAACAAAAATCATAGAATTCTTTTTTATAATTAATTCGAAACATATTTGGACACAGATACTCATTTTCATGAAGTTCAAATAAATGATGAAAAATATCAGAATTGCATATATAACAATCGGAATCTGCCACGTAAATAAATTTTGAATTACTATATGATACAGCAGTATTTTTGGGCACTGAATCAGAATAATAACAATTGCGTATTCGTCTTTTTAGATATATATATTTGATTGGGATTCCCAATTTTCCAACACACAACGGTTTAATTTTACCAAACGTGCCGTCAATACTTCCATCGTCAACGATAATTATATCAAAATTGATTCCGGCTATATCAAAATGTTTCGAAAGAATTTGATCTTGTATATTCTGTTTTAAAAAATATCCCCGATTACATGTATTTATTATATATGTTATACTTAAATTATCCAATTCTAATTTAATCTTTCTTAATCCAATGTGCTAAAATTTTATCATGACATGGTTTGATAATTTTATAATTAAACCCTAGTGTTTCGAAATCTTTTTCTATCCAACCTGATCTATGAATTTCAAATTGATTACTCATATATGGCGCTTGTTCTGTAAATCCTTTTGGTGTCATAATTATAATGGCAGATGATTTCTTCTTGCAATCTATTATAAAATTAATTCCTATATCTTTTTCCAAATGTTCAATGACATCTAAAATTAATATTAAATCATATGAAGGCAATTGATTTATCATTTCTTCGGCCTTACCAATATAAATTTGATTATAGATGTATTCATGGACCGGGGTGATGTAATCTTTAAACGCTTCAATGCAATCAATACGGCACTCCCAACTTTTTTTGTGATATCTACCAAACCAAATATCCAAGTATTCCCTCAGTAACATCCCATATTTTCCGAATCCTGGACCAACATCTAGGATTGATTTATGAGATAACTGTTCTGTAAGGGATATAACTTCAAATGTAAAATAACTCGAAGGCATATATCTTTGAAATTTATAGTTTCATTGGAAAAATTATATCTCCGGCGACACGTGAATATTTTCCCTTGCTTTTATTAAATCAAAATATTTCTTTGGCGCCTCAACAATATTATGTTGGGTATTCCAATGAAACAAGGGTATACTATCAATTACGCCCATCCATCCACAAACCTTACATTTGCAAAAAATTAATCCATTTTCGTCCCAAGTTTCGAGCGTTTCAGTCTTGAATGTGCCGGTAAAATTTGGATGGCAATAAATGGGGCTTCTATCATGATTTTTCCCATTATATTTTTCAATATTGACCCAATCTATCCATTCAATTTCATTCTCACTGATTGTAGGATATAATTCGAGGAAAGTTTCTTTTGTCTTTGCATCATATATAAAAGAACAAATTGTCGGATCTGCAGGATAAATCCTAATAGCTTCATGGCTCATATGATAACATAATGCCTTTGGATTATACTTCATTTTATTTCCTATCCGGCTCAAACGAGAACCACATTCATAGTCTTCCCCGCCGTTTGCGCTATTAAATCGTTCATCAAAGCCATTAACTTTTATTAATTCGGCCAGCGGGGCTGAACAATTGTGAGTATAAAAAGTTGTTGGGGGCATCTCTCTTTCAACACTTCCCAAATCAGGATTCCCGGATTTTTTTAATTTAATATCTTTCACATTATCGAAATCGGTTGCCTCGAAATAATGCTGGCGACCTTGGCAACAATATCCTTGTTGATATATCTTCCAATGTTCCTCCAGCAAGTGTTCAACAGGAATTTGATAATCATCAAAAAACACAATGAGTTCCCCATTTGCCAATGCCAACGCATCATTTCTTGTAGACGAATGATCAATAGAAACTTTCCAATTCAATTTTCTTGGCGCATCATAAACTATGTTTAGGCCCCATTCTTTTGCTTTTTCTATAACACTTTGCGTTCGTTGCCAATAGAGACCATCAATAATAACAATTTCAAAATCTTGTTTCGGAAATGTTTGATATCTAAAAAATTCTAATTGCTGAAGCAACCCACCATATCTTCGTGTCGAAAGACAAACAGATATTTTCATACTAAGCTCCTTATAGTTTTACTTCTTTCACTGTATCAAATTTACACTTTCGATATATCAACGTAAACGTCATCATAATGGAACTTTGGATCAAATTTTATAGATATCGGTAGCGTTTTATTCTCCATTCTTTCAAAAAATCCATCGCGAATTTTCATACTCTCTTTGATCAATTCCTCGTTGATTTCAGAGCAAGAATGTCTTTCCATCCCTCGACCATGAAAGATATGTATTATGTACAATGGAGATGCAATATATGTAAAACCTGCTTTGTCCAGACGATAAGATAATTCATAGTCGTCTCCGGCCATCCCCCAGGCTTCTTCATCAAATCCTCCAATAGAAATATAATCCTCCTTGCGTTGCGCCCAATATCCTGAACATCTGTACAAATAATGAAGATTTCCATCGATCATAGAATATAATCGATCATGCGGAGGTATGTTTGACGGGTGCATTGAATCCGGATAGCATCCTTCCAAATATTTTTTAAACCCCAATGGATCATTATAATTTTTTTCATAATACATTAAGTCATTTTCGTTTTGTGTTTCAATTGGTATCGCTGCCATTATTTGATTTGGCCCAATTCTTTTACAAAATTCGGATAAATGACTAGGTTCAAGCATGCAGTCTTCCGCATCACAAATTAATATAATGTCACCACGGGCAAATTTGACACCCAAATTGGTAGGAATCGAGCGGCCGGCGGGGACATTTGGCATACCACGACGTTCTTTTCTATTAGTCCGAACATACTGAACATTTTTTCCGGAATAATTAGTTTTCAAATAAGATAAAATATCCTCTATGCTACCATCGTCAATGATAACATGTTCGAATTCCAAATGAGCTAAATCTTGATAATTAAATAAATTCCACATTAGCATCTTTAGGTATGCCAACCTATTAGCAACTACCGTAATCACTGAAATCTTCATTTCAATTCTTTTTCCTTTCAAATGAAATCAAAGGATCGGGCCCAATTTTCTCATTACAAAATAATTGATCTTGTCTAACTAGATTCAATACTTTAGATACGCCGTCGCAATCACGATCATGAAAGATCAATACACCTCCAGGAATTAATTTCGGCGCCCATAATTCCCAATCTTTTAGTACGTACTCGTAGTTATGATTTCCATCTATATATAACAAAGCAATTGAAAATTCAAAGGTGGGTGCAGCGTCTTCCGCAAGTTTTCTGATAAGAATCCAATTAGTAAGACCAACTGTTTCCATGTTTTTACGGAACGTTAATTCAGTCTGAGATTGGCCTTGAGAATGAAGATCAAATGGATCAATGCAATATAAAATTTGTCCTTTATCTTCGGCGGCGGCAGTTAACATCAGTGCCGATTCTCCATATTGGGTTCCAATCTCTACGAAAAATTTGGAATCTGTGGGCGCATCCATCGCAGCATTATATAAAAACTCTACTTGCGGAATATCGCCAAGCCAATCAGGGTGATGCTTAATCCATAGCTCTTTCATTATTTCATACTTCATTTTATTTCCTTATGTTTATACATTTATGGGTTGTTCCGTCAGAAAAATGAATTTCATCTGGTGGCATCTGATTGTTTTGAGCATATCGAATTTTAGTATTTTGCAACATTTGGTGCCCATCCACACATCCAAATTCGCCGCAATGTTTGCATTGAAAAAGTTTGTACCCGGATTCAAACCATGTAAACAATTGATCATTTTCTATTAAATTAGGGTCACCATGCGGCCAATATTCATTCTTTGTAAATGGCCGTCGATCATGAGCAAAACTACAATCTGGTACAGAATTTAATCCAATTCTATGAGGGGGTTCTCGCATGGGAATATCATCCTTCCTATGTTGTACATGATAAGCAATTAAAATTGGATTGAAAGCAAATTTCGCCCCGGTAGAAAACATCCTATATGCAACATCATTGTCCTCTCCCCCACTTCCCCCACAATATATCTCATTGAAACCATTTACTGTTCGTATATATTTAGCCGGGATGCTTACAGAATTTGGCCACCACCAATCCCAAGGAACGCCCAAATACCAATTGTCAAACTTTACAAAATCATTAATGTGATCTAAAAAATAATCTATTCTTGGATCCTTATCAATAATTATTGGAGACTTTTCCGAATAATCTATTTGATCTTCATATTTAATACCAAGCCACTGAACTATCCCGCCACACCCGTGTTCACAAATTTTATAATGCTCTTCCAAAAAATTATTTGGAAAAAGATGATAATCATCAAGAAAAACAAAATATTTACCTGTTGCGAATTTCATGCAGGTATTTACATTCAAAGGACGCACATGCGAAGTTTTAAATGGAAATTGTTCTTCTAGATATATCAAATCTATATTTAATTCTTCCGCAAGAACTAAAACAAATTCCTTTCGTTCATTATAACATCCATCAATAAGAATTAATTCAAAATCCTTGAATGACTGGTTTGCAAGCAGTTTTAATTGCCAATCAAGACCGCCATATCGCGCAGTTTCCAATATCACAGATATTATTGGGTTCATAAAAAATTTTATAAATTTGATTCTAAAATTGTTAATTTTGGGTTCGTTATCGGATGATCGATACCACTACTCATTTTATAGTCGCTATTTCTTTTATGACATTGATGAATAGTTAACATAGGTAAACTATGATGCCTATATTTTAATTTTGTCGCTCTTGCTGTAAACTCCTGGTCTATGCCTCCCCATCCTTTTTCATTTGTGGTGAATCCACCAATATCTTGGAAATCGGATTTAGATATTGCCATGCATGAAAAATATCCACAATCTGTTGGACAATTTGATTCACAATGTTTCATCATAGCTGGAATATTATTCCAATTATGGAGCAAAAATTCTTCGGATGATTTTTCTGCACAATATCTGCCGCAAACAAAAAAATTCTTTATATTATGTAACAGCGAAACATATAGAGCTATATAGTAATTATACAATATATTTGGTGGTAGTATCACTTCTGGATCACATCTTATATATTTATCCGAATTCATATTATCTACAACAAAATTTGTAAGATTCCCACATGCAAGAAATGATGGATTTTCCAAAGTTTCCGCTTCTGGTCTCCTATTCACATAATAATATCTTATAGGAAAAAAATGTTTTAGGTTTTTTAATTCATCAAGTGCACCACATTCGGGTCCATCATCCATAAATATTACTTCGAAATCCCTAAACGTTTGCGAGTTTAATGAATGTATTAGACTTTTTATAAACGGTTTCCTATCATGGAAAAAATCAATTCCAACAGACATTTTTGGAACCATAACACCACTTGCAATCTATGAAATTTTTTTATATGTTTCAATTTGAACGTTTTGTATTTCTACAAAATTATGGTCGTTTTTTACTATGCCTTCTATTACTTTTCCAACACCATCCCACCCTGCATCATGAAATACGATTGTGCCATTCAAAGCTATTTTGGACTGCCATAGGAGAAAATCCTTTTTTACACATTCGTAACAATGGCATCCATCAATAAATAGACATCCAATCGATTCGTTAAAATTTTTTGCAACATCATAGGAAAATCCCTTAATGAATTCGTAGTTTGTAAATTTTAACTCAGACATGGTTTTTTTAGCCAGTTCTTCATTTTTTACCGGATCTCCAACCAAATGTCTCAAATGATCATTTGAAGTTAACATGTCCCACGGATCAATTCCATAATATTTAACATTTTTTTCTTCTGCAGCAGCACATAAAGTGGCAGCGGCAACTCCACCCAAAACGCCTATTTCGACGACAGCCCCATCTGGGCTATCCATAACGACATCATATAAATATCTATAACCGAGATCTAAACTATTATCCTGTCCTCCCATTGCCATTACTCTTTTTTGTGATTCTTCGAATCTCACCCATGATCTCCATTTAAATTTGGTTACAACTTAATCTCTTCAATTTTTAAAATCTCTGGATCACCCCACTTGTGCCCGACATTGCCAATAATACAATCTTCATTTCGTTCATATGGATCTCGGACACAGTTATCTATCATTTCATCGGAACCAATAGTCGCTTTTGGATGACATAAATGAATTGCGCGAATATTAGCATTTTCAATGGACTGAATACCTGCGCGCCTCATCCTTGCTCCAAATTCACAATCTTCAGCCATCCAATAGCCAAGCTTAGAACAGTCTTCATTCCAACCTCTCAGTTCAACATATTTATCTGTTCTGTATGACCAGCCTGCTTGTGATCCTTGGAACCCCCAAAAAGACTGATCCCCATTTCTATAACTGGAATCTTTGTTATGTTCCCCGGTATGATCATTTGGCAATTTCATTATAATGGACCACATCCAATTCCACATACTGACAATATCTTTTATTCTTCCCTCTTTCATCCAACCTTCTAAAGTTCCAAATAGGTTTCTATGCTCAATCCATGTTTTTAATGTCAATCCTTTGATATTGTAGTATGTTTCCATTTCGATTGCTATTGGATTTCTAATTTTCCCAGGAACCCCCGGCGCTATAAAGTCTGGTTCCTTAATAATATGTCCGGGCTGATGAGATAAATAGTGTTGTTCCACAAAATCGGGAAATGGCATAACTTCTGGATCGGCATAGATTGTTATCTCACCTTTCGCTACATTTTTTGCTGCAAAATTTAACAATGGACCACAACCTTGAGGAAGGGACTGGTCTTCCTTTCTTCCGCATCTGAAAAACCTGATATTCATATGATCCTTGAAAATTTTGCACACATCATATGGATTATCATCCGAATTATCATCGATCACTATAATTTCAAAATCCTTGATAGTTTGTTTCGCATACAAATATAACGAATACTGAAGATATGCTGCCCGATTCCAAATTGGGATCGTTATAGATACTTTCATTGTTTCTCCTTTTTGTATCTTGATAAATCGATGTGAATATCATCATCATAAAATTTTACCCCCATCCGTAATTTAAGTTGTCTTTTTCCAGAGTCTTGTTCGGCATTAATTATTCTTCCCATCTCATTATGTTTCTCTGTAAATTTACTATTCTTTGCCTTAAGTTCGGGGGTATATTGATTTACATTATTAAACTCATCTCCCCAATGACGCATAGGTCCACCGACATTTTCCCCATGATAATTATGTACTATAAATAAAGGAGAAGGCACATATGTATAATTTAATTTTCTAAGCCTATAGTTAAATTCAGAATCATCACCGCAAAGACCAATTAATCTTTCATCAAATCCTCCAATAGAAACAAATCCTTCGCGGGGTTGCGCCCAATAGCCAGAATGTCTTCCAGCAAAATAATGCTCTCTAGAAAGATCCACATTGCGGCGTTCGGCTATATATTTTTTAATAAGTGAAACATTTTTATAATTTTCTCTAACATATGATAATTCGCCAATTGTCAATGTTTCCATTGCATTGGCCGCAGCAATTTGTTTTGGGTCTTCTAAATTTTCACAAAAAAATGACAAATGATTCGGGTCTAACATAAAATCTTCTGCGTCACAAATAAGAATTATTTCGCCTTTTGAAAAAGATACACCTAAATTTGTGGGAATTGCTCGCCCAGCTGGCAGATTACCATATCCAGCTCTCGCTTTTCTGTTTGTCCTGATGTACTGAACATTTTTTCCTGCATAGTCGGTCTTCAAATACGATAAAATATCTTGAGATCCCCCATCATCAACAACAATAAATTCTAATTGTGATTTATTGAAATCTTGGTAATTAAATATATTCCACATCAGCATTTTCAAATAACTTAAGCGATTAAACAAAGTACAAATAATTGAAATTTTCATTATCCTTCCGCGTTAATGTCAAAATTATTCCAAAAAAATTTTAAGAACTGGGAATATATGTTTTTAGAATTTCCGAATTCATTTTTTCCAGTCCACGAAATCTATTCATAATATCTTTGTTTTCCAAACTACCAAAATCAACTGGGGGACCAAATCCATCTGCCCATGAGTGGCGTTTTTCAATTCCAAATTCAGAGAGAAAATTGTAAATTTTGTCCGCACTGTCCGCAGGACAGCTATGGATTGTTGGAACCCCAAATTCCGCCGCGAATATGGATGCATGAAATCTTCCAGAATTTATAAGCAGAGAGGCTTTGGAAATAATAAATTTATATGACCCAGGTTTATATCCATCAAGTTTCGGAATTATAGATGAATTCTGATATTGAGACTTCACTTCTTCGCAAATTTTCATATCTATCGGGAATCCAGCTAAATCGTATTTACTAAATGGAATCAGAATCGCCGGTTTGTTCAATTCTTTCAATTTATCGACTATGATCTGCACTTGCATTTCATCGTCAGAATCATTTGTGCGTCTCGGAGTTATTACTATGTAATCGTCAGGCAATGGATCACACGTTACAGGATCAACCTGCAAACTGGGGCAAAAAGTAAGATGGTGATGAATTCCCAGAGAAGTTAGAAAATTACTCGAATCTCGAGATCGGACCGCAATATCAGAAAACCGTTTAAGAAATTCATGAAATAAAGAGAAAGTTCTACATTCATTTCTATATTCAATTCCCATATTTATTACAGGAATTCCCGCATCCATTGCACGCATGACCAGGCCATACCCATACCCAATTGATAGCCCACCACCCCCAAGTATGACCAATCCAATCCGCTCCGTTCCTTCTCCAAAGGCATAATTAGTTAACGACCTAGATCCTACGTCATAATAAATGCCGTCTTTCATTAATGACGAGACACCTCTCCATTCATTATAATCACCAAAATATATAAATGGCAATTCCGTCCCCACATCAATTCCAATATCGGGATCAATTCTGCGCATAGTTACAACTAATCCATTCAGAATAGCTTCGTCTCCTGTATTACCCATTCCATAGAATCCGATTACCAAAACTCTCATGTGTATCCTCCTATTGAAACTTTCATTATAACATCTCCAAAACGACGTCGCATATGAACTTTATTTCCTTTTCCGGGAGTCTATTATATATTGGAAGGGAAATGGATCTATAATAAAATTCTTCGGTAATCGGCAGGCTGGTACCATTTTTATAAGCATCGGTCCAGTGACAAGGATAGAAATAATTCTTGAACTGAATTAGATTTCTAAGTAAATTTTCCATTACTGCTTCATGCTTTTGCAGTGGCACTAAAATTGAAAAATCTTTATAAGTGGTTGTTCTATTAGGAGGAATTTCTTGATATACCACATGGTTGCCAAGATATTTTTTATATATGTCCACGAGCTTATGTTTCTCCTCAATCCAACGGTCTAAATGACTTAGTCCCCATTTACCTAAAATTGCCTGAAATTCAGTCATATGACCATTTAGGCCGGGAGTCCTGGGATTATAGGTTCCTCCATTGAAAGAAACTCCGGGATCCCCCCAATGTCTTCCCGCTTTCATTGACTCATACATATATTTATCAGAAGTAGTAAAAATGCCACCCTCCCCCGTTGTAAGTACTTTGGTCGCACTCAGACTAAAACACTCACCGTCTCCGAAACTGCCAATGCGCCTGCCATGATATGTTGATCCAATACCCTGGCTGGAATCAAAAAATAGTTTAATTTTATTTGCATCAGCAAACTCCACCAAATCGTCAACATCTGGGGGCAATCCGAATATGTTGATCGCCAGAATCGCCTTGGTATTCGGTGTCATTTTTCTTTGAGCATCTTCTACATCAATGGTCCACGTTTTTGGATCTATATCTACATATATTGGTTTCAGCTTATTCCACCAGCATGCAGCCAAAGTGGCATGAAAAGTCCAAGACGGAACAAGAATATCTCCATCTATGTTCCGAAGCATGAGCATCAGACATGCCGTGGCATTGGACATACAAAGGGCATATGGAACATCTAAAAATTTAGCAATTTCATTTTCAAATTGTCCAACTTGTGAGCACATCGTAACTGATCCTGTTTGTAATGCGTCTTGTAAATCAAATGATATTTCCGAAAGATCTGGAAGTTCCGGATATACGTATCTAATCATCTCAAGACTCCATTGGTAATATGGAATTTTTAAATTTATTAGAAATAGATATGCAATATCTTATAAATTCATGAAAATTCCTATCTTGTTTTGTTGAATTGCATTTTCTGCATATAATTTCAATTTGATTACGTTCTAATTCTTTGCCATTATCGATTCTATCCAAAGTTGGGGAATAAGGTTGAAGTTTTCCTGGATACCATTTGAGATCGCAACCACAATAAAAACATTTTTTTGTATTCATTGCCAAATTATAAAGATCATCAAGTGTAAATTTTAATACATAGCCACAATTTCTATGATGATTAATTGTCCCGATACACCATTTCCGTATCCAATTTTTGTGTCTATATGCGGTTAATTTTTCTTTATTCTTTTCTCGGTATTCCTTAGCTTTCCGTTTGACAATCTTTTCATTACTTTTGTAGTAATTCATCCTCCGAATAGCATCACATTTTTTGCAATAAGATGCATAATGTATCTTACCTTTTCGATTTTCGCCTTTTCGATAAAATTCTGAAACATCTTTATGCAATTTACACATAATGCATTGTTTAATCATATTCTCACCTATTCGACCAATTTACATCCAAATTGGATTCGTTTACTTTTCCACCAATCTTGATTTTGATTATACCAATTTATGGTTTGCTCTATGCCAGATTCTAAATTCACCTTTGGAGACCAATCGAGCATTGTTTTTGCAAGATCGTATGACCCCCGATGTGCCGATACTTCCCCTGGTCTTGCATCGATATGTTCAACTGATCCGCCAATTTTTTGTATTATTATATCAACGACTTCATTAACAGAATGAGACTCATTTGTTGCTAAATTTATTATTTTTTGGTGTGCAACGTCAGTTATCATTGCTTCAAATATTCCTCGTACATTATCTTTGACAAAAAGCCAGTCCCTTTCAGCTTGTCCGCTCCCATATATTCTCCCCGGCTTCCCTTGCAATATTGATGTAATAACGCCAGGTATCAATTTTTCTGGATGCTGATTAGGTCCATAATTATTAAATGGTCTAATTATGGTGATAGGGACATCAAATGTCGTTATATATGATTGGCAAAGTCTGTCTGCTGAACATTTTGTTGCAGCATATGGAGATCTAGGATCCAAAGGATGAGATTCAGTCATTGGGTCGATTTTCACCGCGCCATATACTTCACTCGTTGAGATATAGATAAGGCGCTTTAAATTATATTTTCTCAGCGCATCCAATATGTTTTTCGTTCCTCCAACATTGGTATCAATAAAATCATCCGCATTTTCAATTGATCTATTAACATCAGTTGCTCCTGCGAAATGGACACAATAATCACATTTGGACATCAACTTATCGACAATTTGGACATTTTGAATAGAATCGTAAATAAATTTAAATCTGTAATTTTCGAGTATTTCGTCACCTATATTTTCTAATTGCCCAGCATATGTTATTGAATCAAGTCCAAAAATTTTCCAATCTGTATTTTTGAATACGTATTTCAAAAAATGGCTCCCTATGAATCCAGCACAGCCAGTGACGAGAATATTCACAATTTGCTCCTTTCTTTGATCACCCCTTTGGTATTCACAATATATCCATCAGGAATATCACATTTAATCTTGGAACCCATCGAAATAAAACAATTACTGCCAATTGATGCACCAGGTTTTATGATTGTTCCCGCCCCCACCATTGTATTATTCCCTATATGGACGCTTCCACACAGCGTTGCTCCCGGTGAAATATGCGCATGATTTCCAATTTTGCAGTCGTGATCTATCTTGGCGCCAGTATTGATTATACAATTTTCTCCAATTAGGATCCCCGGTTGAATAATTGCCCCATGATTGATCAATGTTCCATTTCCTATGGTTGCTTCTGGAGATACATAGGCAAAGGGGCTTGTAAGAACACCCGTGGGGTAGCCCCGCGACTTCAATTCATCATAGATTTTCTGTCTGACTCCATTATCACCAATGGCAACAAAAAAGAAACTGACATCATGTAAGGCATACGTTTTCATACATAGAATCTTGTGCCCATCCAGGTATCTGCCAGCCAGCTCTGAATTTTGATCGGCAAAACAAATTTTATCGGTATACAATTCTGGTATGGGCATCGTCATTGGATGTAATGGTTCTCCAGAAAAAAATTCCCGCATGGCATTTAAGACATCAAGCACAACCCTGCCGTGGCCGCTCGCCCCGATTATATACAACATAAATTACCTCCATTCAGATCCAAAAATATAATATTATGAATAAAAATGCCAAATTTTCCTTGTTTATTACCATGAAATTGACAAAATTTGGATATTTAATGAAAAAAATTGGCAAAAAATGATGAAATTTCCATTTATTTCCCATTTTTATTTAAATTATCATTAAATCTATAAATCAGCGAGAAGTTGTGCAGGTCCCCTAAGGGTTTCACGGAAGAATAGGTGTAGTCAAATTGAAACTTTGAAATTCGTATGCCCCCTCCTACAGCTGGGCTGGTCGAGTTTCCCAAGCTCTGATTTTGGGTCTTATACTCGACACCACTTCTTATAAACAAAACATTTTGAAAATTACATTCAATTCCTTGCTGTAATACAGGCGAGGTATCAGTGAGAAAGTCTATATCTGTGCTTAGAAGAAGGTGATTGTTCAAAGCCTTGAAGGCAATTCCAACTTTTAAGTCTGTGGGCAAAGGATGCTCTTTCTCCATGAATTTCAATTTTGTTCCCAAGTTTCTTAAAGAGAGACCAAAAGAGAGAATGTATGAATCGTAAAAAAGTCCCATATCAAATGCTACCGCCTGCGCTTTCTGATCTTCCAGCTTCTCTAAAATGCCTTTAGCTGTCCAACCTAAGGAAAGATGTGAGGAGATTTTTCTGGAGTATCCTAAAAGCATGGCCGCATCGTAGGCCGAGAAAAATGAGGTGGGCTTATCATTCTCATCATATCCCAAAATTTCACCCATGTGAAGGAACATAACGGCAACCGCCACAGTGTTCTTTGTATCAATGGGCAAAGCATAACCAAGATATTCATGTCTTACATCCTGTGCCCACAGGTTATGTACAAACATGACCTGGGGAGAGCCGAGCTGAGACAGACCGGCAGGATTCCAAAAGATAGCAGAAGCATCATCGGCTAAACCCACGAAGGCACCGCCCATACCCCTGGCTTTAGCCCCTATTCCGATTTTCAAAAAATTGGCAGACGTTGTTCCCGGTCCATCCCGGTCAAAAAATGCTGCGGTATGAACTGTCTGGTCTGCACTATAGGCTGAATTTGCCAGAAGAAAAAATAACAGAACCAGGTTAAATAAGGTTTTACTTTTGTTTACTCTCAAATTATCCCCTTTTAATTCCTGGAACCTTCGATAATGTTCCATACCCAAGTAGTAATCCCAAGAGGGTGATCATGGATGCGGAAATGACACCATTGAGGACATACATTATCATAGATATAATGAAAGCGATGCAGAATGATACTCTTCCTAGGCTTATCTTCTTTCCATCTGATGTCAGTATGTCTCTGAAGAGTTTTTTCATTTGTATTTTCTCATAGATCTGCCTTCTTACATATCCATGTGATCAGGATTGCAGCGATGCCACCTAGGCCTCCAATCAGAAATATCAACAATGCCAGTGCCAGGAAGATTTCGAAGAAATAGAGTCCTATCCACAGTGCCGCCAGCCAAAAGCTGAGGCAATAAGGGCAATTTATAAGTTTTTTGAAAAATGGGTGGGTAATTTGGTCACGAAAATTCTCGAATAATTTGGATTTCGTGATGATGAATGCAGCGGTGCCTATGACAAATGCCATGATGAATGTCTGAGCAGCTGTTAATACGAAGATCTCTCCAAACATACTTCCTCCAGCCAAGAGTACTACAGTTTGTTAAAAATGAGAAACTTAAACCGATCTAAAATTGTCACTTTCATTTTTTCTCCCTTTAAATGCAGCCATCCTATGGCCAGAATTCAGCATCCCTTCGCACAATTCGAAATTGGCCTCAGTTGCCAATTCCTATCAGTCCATACGAACATTTTCCCTCCTTTCTATAGTAGGTTGATTATGAAAAATAAGACTGCACCCAGGATACCACAAAGGAGATCCTTCCAGCTGAATCCTTCTTTTGATTCAGAAGATATAAAATTATGCTTCAATCCATCCTTGATTTCCCATAGGAGGGAAAAGAAGGATGAACCAAGAAGACACCATAATGTGGGGGTGCCTATGATAAATAATATTGCGAACCACCAACCTCCACCTACGAAATGATAGAGCTTATCGAATTCCAGGGACTTGGTAAAGAAGTGATCCTTGGCCCAACGAAATATCATCATTCCTCCTATTCGGCCTTATTCTCTCGCCAGTCGAAGATTTTTGTCATAAAATCGAGATATTCAAAGAATCCATGACCAACCTGGCCCGATTCCCTATGGTAGTCCCTTCTCCACCAGCGAATAAGAGAGCTACAAATTTATTATCGTCATCCAGGATTGCCGACCCGGAATCACCCCCATCGGATCCCACATCAGAGATTATTTGATCAACGAATAAGGCATTTTTCCCGCCATAATTTACCATCACGGTCGTTCCTATTGATTGGACGTGGCCGAAGGTAAGTTCTGTGGTCCTTCCAGATTTCTTAAGTTTCGTCCCGACAGAAACATCCTCATTTATTCCCGCCACTTCTCCTATCTCCAAAATTGTAGGAAGAACATCATCAGGATCCGGAACGGCAACCGCGCAATCAACGTAGTTCTCAATCTGCCTCTTGGCATAGAGCCGACTCTTACTCCTGGACAGCCTTGCAAAGAGATTCCCGAGCCAGATATAAATATTGGTCATCGGGCAGGTATCCTCGGCAAATTGTATAGGGATAAATCTTAGGAGCCCGGCTATCTTGTCACTTAGGATCCCACCATCATAGGGCCCCGGTTGTAGAATGGCGTCACCAACCATGGCATCATTAGAATTTGCCAGGACGTGATTATTACTCAGGATCAGCTTTGTGCCGCTATCCGTGTCTTTCACCACGAATCCAAAGGTCCCGGCGGTTATCTTATGATGTCCTATGCTCATGCCTCCAGGACATGGGCGAACCCTGTCTGTCCTAGATAGGGCCCGAAATTCACCAACCTGGACGACATCCGTAGGGAAGGCAACCCATCGGGAATTTAATATATTAGGAATCTTATCTCTATCATTGAGATCAACAAGTTTTAGCTTCTTCTTCACATATACTATTATTGCGAGCTTGTTGGTGTCGATCCCCTTCGTTTTTTTGGTTCCTATTCCAACGCCCACCACACCAGACCGGGTCAATAAGTCTTCGGTATACAGGTCGCGGAGGTCAACCAACCCCAAAGCCTTTACATTTTCTAGGTTCATATTCCATCCTTCCAAAAGTCTTTACTAAACACATACTTCCCAAAGTGACAAAGGAGATTTACGGGGATAGCTACAACCATCCCAACATTACGAATACCATTCCACAGCCTTCCAAGAACGGACTTTTTGTCAGACATAGAATCTCCTGTTCAAATTAATGGGTTAATTGTTCTTCTGCTCTTCTTTCTCCAGCTCCCGTGCCATATCCAGCATCTGTTTCTCTTTTCCTTCCATAGCTATAGCATGAACCCGACCGTCAGCTGAATCTTTTGATGCAGCGGTATCAAGGGCATCTCCGAACCACTTGTCAACCACTATGGCTTCCCCGGTTACGGGAAAGTGTTTTATGATCCAAACGTTCATCTCTTTTCACCCCCTTCCTCTTTTTTTCTTCCAGGGCATAGTCGTCAGGTGTGGCTGTGCCCTCCACTCGTATATTTATGTTATAGTTCAAATCCATCCTGACACAATTTATTTCCTACATATGTTATAGTTCAAAATCTCCGATTTGACGAAAAAATCTTCCACAATATTTTCGCGCGTAGGGATCAGAAATGAGGATGGATAATTTGACGTCCAGGATGTATATAGAGAGGAATTGAGAATTTCGTTTCATGCCCGACGTCTAAATATAAACCTTATACTGTTGGAAGGAGGTGGATGGGATGTTGAAGATGATATATCGGATACCGATGTTCGTCGCTGTTGCTATCTATTATATCATAAAGTTTAGTTTTAATATAATACTTTATGCTATAAGGCATCCCTACTTCACAGTAGGTGCTGCAATAGTGTGTTATCTTGCTACCAAGATATAATCCATTATCATGTTGAAAGGAGGTGAATTAGATGGAAAAGACATTGAAATCCAATGTGGTCAGTAAAGTGAATAAGCTTATTGATTATTATTGCGGATTCATGAATCACGTAGTTGATCCGATAGGAAGGAAAGCTTTACTGGCCGTAAGAAATGGGATTGATACGATCTTACATCTGGATGATATCGATCCTAAGAAATAGGATGTAATCATCTATGCTATTGAAAGGAGGTGAAGTAGATGAGTAACATATGGTTACTGGTATCCAACCTACACATAGTGCTACGCGATGTGGATTGGATATTGGTATGTGCAGTAATGGCAATGCTGCTCCTTTGGATGTGGAAGGAGTAGTGTAATCATGAACCTGTAACATATTGAAAGGTGGTGATATAGGTGCAGTTAGGAAACCTTATCAGGAAAGCTGCTGATTTCTGTGACGAGAATCAGCCGAAGATTGAGAAGGCAGTGATGTCTGCTTCTCATGCAGTGACATCGAGAGCCAATCGCTTGACTCTCAAGAGCTTGACTCTGACTCACAAGGTATTGAACAACGTCAATACCAGGATTGAGTCGAGGATTGAGCCGAATGTTGATGGTGAGTAGTTATCAAATTGGCCATAGGATGGCCTCTTCTTAAGAGTGTAAACTAGAGTAGCCATAGGATGGCAACCTTCTAACTTAAGGAGATCTGATGTATTGGAAATCACCGCCGTTCCTCATCTTCGTATTCTGTCTTAACTATGGGAAGATGAGGTTGGAGAAGGGCGAGATCATGCATGACATGGCATATCCAATCAACAATACTTATATCTATAACTGAAAGGAGGATATGATGTTCACAAATAGGATCTCCCTCTTTGGAGGGGTAGTTGGAGGACAGCAGGTTGGAGTTCTGGATGGGAAGAATATGCCCTATATCCAGATCATAACCAAAAGAGGCAAGGAATCCCACTATGTCAGGGTATTTACTGACAGGTCGGATCTGGAGCCTGGAACCTGGGTCCTATGTATCGGGGAGCCTCTCATCGGACGTGGAATGAAGACCATGGTAGCTAATGAGATACGGTCTCTCCGGAAGACAGGAACGAAGAATCAACTAAGGTTGACGTTGAAAGGAGGTGAAGTATGGGAGCAGCAGAAGAACTTGTAACTATTCTCCATGGTATATTCAATTGGTATACCATTGAGAAAGCCATGTATGCTGTTGTAGATCATTGGATGCTGATCATTGCAGTGTGTCTTGCACTGCGGACCGGCATCTGGATCATTGGATTCTTCCGGAAGGAAGAGAGAACCTATTCATAATGTCGCAGTAAGGAGGTAAGATGCCGCTCATAGATAGGGACGCCCAACGGATCATCGATCTGAGTAAGATTGAAGAACTGGAGGTGGCGACCAAGGAGCAGGAAAGGGAGGAATTGACCAAAAGGAAAGGAGGTGAATATGTGCAATAGACTCATTCAGGATGGCAAGACCCTGGACAGTCGGGGTCATCATGCCATCCGTATAGACTCTGGCACAGCAATCTGGGAAGGACACGTCCGGAATGATAATAACTTTGCTAAGAATCATATGCAGAAGGTTGTCATTCCAGGGATTACCAGAATTGAGCATCATGGTCAGATCATATCGGGAGAATTTGATCTGATTGGATATGCCAGGGATGTGAGTGGACTGACTCGGGTCTGGATTGAGACCGAGGACCGGGAGGTCGAAGGAACCGTTGACCGCTGGCCTGTATTCAGCCGATTCAGAGTCAATGAATAAGAGATCGTCGCTCAGTGGAGCTCCTAGGGGCACTGAGCGGCATCACAGACAGGAGGAGGTGAAATAGATGATAACTGGATCTGCTAGGAGGGATGTTAAGGATGCTATTAAGAAGGTCATCGCTGGATTTCCAGTGGATGCTGTCTGTTGTGAGGGCACCACAAAATACCTTGTTGAGCCAGGGATTGCGAGGAGGCTAACTCAGGATGAGGAAGCTTCAAGGCATATCATTGATTTATATAATCTGGGTGAAAATCAGGGACTCAGTGGGTCGAAACTATGGATTGCCATCCGGACAGACTGCAAGATATTAGCAATGATTATTGCTGCTCATGAGGTGGGACATCAAATATATGGACGACGCCATCCTATTCTGAATCATCTGCAGAGGATAGCAAGGAAGTATGGATTTGGTGTTGGTCTCATATTTGAGGATGAAGTCCAAGCGTGGAAGATAGCGGAGGAAGTATTACGGAGAAAAGGATTGTGGATGGACATCAAAGATAAGTTCATGGAAAAGAAGGCGAAATGTTTGAAAACATATGAAAGGAGGTGAATTGTATGAAAGACGTACGTAGCACTTGCATGAAGAAGTTTGATGAGAAGGATCTTGTCAAAGTCAATACTCCATTAGGAGTTATGAAGTTCTGCAAGGAGTGCATAGTAATTCAAGTGAAAGGAAGGAGATCATGACCAGGAAGGATAGGGATACTCTGGAGATGCATCTTCAAGTTGCTACAGCCGGATATAAGAGGGTCTGTAGGACTATTGAGGAGATGGAGATCAGATATCCTGAGCTGAAGGAGTGGCTCTCTGATGGGGATCTGTATAATGATCCTATCATCATAGAATTCAATGACTTGGATCAATGGAGAGTGAATATTCATAGTAGATGCGTGGAGATTCTGAAGGAGCTGGGGATTGAATTCAAAGATGTGGAAGAATCTCGAAGATATCTACTTGGGGTATGATGGCCCCTGCCACCAAACCCACCAAATCCCCTGCCACCGAGTGATATTCGTATACGCTCCTGTATACGACACCCATCCCCTCCCCTCCCAAGGGAGGGATGGCCGGGAGGGGCCAATGACTCTGAAATCAGAGTTCAGATCAGAAAGGAGGATAGTTTGAAACGAAGGATTGAGAGAATTGATGGGAAAGTTGTGCCAGCAAAGAGTACAGTATACGGTCGGAAATGGAAGCGGGCGCATCCAAGAACAGCCTGGGCCCAAGGCACAATTGGATCCCATCGTAGGAGAGGAATCGAAATGCGGATAACAATTGATGAACTTACGGATATCATCAAATCCGTGAATCATTGTTATCTATGCAAGTGCAAGCTTGATTGGTCACCGGGTAAAGGAAGGACTATGCCTAATAGCCCAACCATTGACCGGCTAGATAACGAGAGGTTCATTGATAAGAACAACATTGCCATAATTTGTCATGAATGTAACACAATCAAGGGCCGTAGGACTCTCAATGAATTCCTCGACTACTGTGAATTAATTACCAATCGCCATAGGAGTGGCAAAATAAATAGGAGAAACCAAGGGAATTCCGTGTAACCCATTGTGTCAAGGGGTGATACGATTTTCCCGGAAATGGCATATTGGCATTTCCAGAAAGGAGAAGGATATGAAAGATCAATGTCCCACGTACAGTTACATCGTTGGAAATGTATGCCAGGATCCCCAGAAGAGGACCGGGGCATCCGGTAAGTCGTTCTATGTCTTCGACATAGGAATTCATCACAAGGGCATGACCGAATTTATCAGTGTATCTTCACTATTTAGTTCAGTCAGGAAGGGCGACTTCATCAGGGTGGACGGGCCCGTACGACCATATAGGAAGAAGGACGGGACGCTGAAGCAATGGATGAATTCCCTCCATATAGGTATGCTGAGGAGGGCACTTCCCAGTGCGTAAGTCGTTGTTGGAGAATAAGGTAGGGGAGATGGGCTGGGGAAGGGGTCC